GGATCACACCCAATAGTAGATATGGGCGTCGGGATAAGTTCAAATACGGAGCTTAAAATCGGTCTTACTTGCTTATTATTTGTTTGATTTAATAGAATACAACAAACCATCATTTTCCATGGCTCTTTCAGATAATCCTCCTGTATTAGTATCTCTCTTTCCACCATTAGCTTTGCATTTCTGGAACCCAATGTGTCATTCTACCATCCTCAGTAACTTCATGAAGTATATTGTTACCCAATGGATCTTTATCCTTACGGTAAACATGGAAAGAAAATACAAAGTCACCGTGGTTATTGTCCATGTCGGTATAAGTGGCTAGTGTTGCTCCTCCCTGTTCATAAGAGGTTTTAATTATGATCTTTATCCATTCGCATAGCTTCTCCATTCTATCATGTGGGATATCTGAGATCTTTAAGTGGGGTGAAATGCCAGCTCTATATAGTGCCTCGGATTTTATGTAGTTACCTACCCCTGAGATAACTTTTTGATCCATAATGGCTTTACAAATATTCTTATTCGGTGATTTTGCTAATCTAGCATAGAACTCAGAAAAAGGAACTTCGACGTTTAGCATATCTGGACCCACATCATTTAATTTTTTCTGTATCTCCCCATGATCCGAATGGAAAGAAATGTTACCAAATCTTCTTACATCCTCGAAGAAGACTTCACTTGAATCAGAAAATCTAAGAACAAAATGTGAATGCTTACCTCTAAGATCCCTCCAGCCTCCGCTCATGCCTAGTGTATTCCACATAAATAGATCACCTATTTTGGCGTAGATAAACTTGCCTTTAACTCTAACCCATTCCACACGGAGCGGTCCTGGTGCTAGGTGCTTTCTAATAGTCTGAATTCCAGTAGGCTCTTTCTTTAACCATTTCCCCCCGAGTATTTCAGCCTCAGTTAGATCTTTACCAACTATTCTTTTGGCTAATCCCTCAGCCATTCTTCTTACTTCTGGTCCTTCTGGCATTTTTATTTTTTAGCAAATATAAAAAAGATACCCGGCATAAAAAAATAAAGCCGAGCTTTGTGGCCCGGCTTTACTAAATAATTTAATTGTTGTTTAGAAATATCTTTCCTCGAAAAACAAAAGATCCAGCTTGCTATTTATATTAATAAGCTGGAGTGCATTCAAAAGATCCGAATAACCTCCAACTGACTCATTTTGAATATCAACATATTTCTGAATGAAGTTAAATGTTGCAGGATGAACATCACAAAGCGCATGTTGCATAGCTGAGTATTCCAATAATAATTTGTATTCAATATCATAAGCCTCGTCAATAATACCAACTAGTGAATCAAAATCATTTGGTACACTCACTGATGGTATTTGTGGTAATATGTTCCATTGAGTTAGGTAATCTTGTAAGCCCTTAGCATGTTCCAATTCCTCCGCTGCTTCACCTTCGAAATAAGCTGCTGCTTTTTTGTAGTTTGCGTTTCTACACCAGTTAGCTGCATTTCTATATGTGTAATGTGCAGTGTACTCGTCAGCTAGTCTTTTTTCAAACACTTCAACTATATCGGATGATAATGTCTTAGGATTTACTATTTCAGGAGCTGATCCTATTTCTATGCTTTCAATCTCAATACCCTCGTTGGTTTTGTCTTTGAAGTGTTTAAATGTTCTCATTATTTAATGATTATTTTGTTCCTTATATATCTACTATCTAAGTCATACTCTTACTTGTTGAATTAACCTGTGCAATTTCACTCATATTAACATAAATATTACCATTTTTAAGGATTGCAAAATTAGAAAATAATTGCTCTATATTATAGTTTTCCTTGCCCCCAACCATAATTGCTTTTTTAGCAGTCATTAAGTTATAAACTGATTTTACGGTTTCTAATGAGGATCCCTTTTCAGCGTATTTAGGTTTCATGACCAAGATATGAATATTTCTTTCCCTGTCCACTGCCCCATTAAAAGTAAAGCTTTCCGATCCTATTTTTCCGCTTTTATAAGCGCTAATAAACTTGTCCAATAACTGTTTCCCCGTATCCACAGGTCCAGCATTAATTACACCACGAAGAATGTTCAAACGGGAGAAAGTGTCCCGATCGTTTATAAGATAAATTCTGCTATATTCCTCCTGAGAAAGATTACTTCTGTGTGTTGGGATATATGTTGACACTTTATTTTTCTTAAGAAATCCATCAATTAAATGCGCCATCTCATGTTTGATTGTGTCTTTTATGCTTTTATTACCCTGTGCTTTTCCGTTATAAAAATTATAAAGATTGAGGTATGAGGTAAATGGATCTTTTTCGGGTGAGCAATATCCCCAGGATTTTTTTCCCATTTCAGATGCCTTCGGATCCGCAGATGTATTTAGCTTAATTTTAAAATTAGGTATGAGTGAAGAAATCAAATTTTTTCTAACCGATTGCTCGGCATTAGTGAATTTACTGACAGTATCCGGGTGTGAGTACCAGTCAATATATTCTTTTTTGTTCTGTGTAAATAATTCAGATATCTCCTGTTTTATTTTCTCAAGTTTAGCTTTTTTTTGCTCAGGATTGAGATTCTTGAATTCACTCCAAAAATCAAAATATCCACTATCTGGTTTTTTATCATCATAGTAATCGCAAACGGGTTCTGAATTTTGGCTTTCAAAAAGACTTAGATGTATTAAATGTTTCATAATATTATTTTTATATTATATTATATATCTAGAATTTAGTATAAAAAAAACCGGGTGTTACCCCGGTTTTATAATCATTAATTATTTTGGTGTTACTTAACCTCCTCGAATTCAACCTCCTGGAAATCTTCAGATTCCTGAGTATTTTCTGAATCAGGTTGTTCTGATTGTGATTGCTGATCAGCTGCATATATTGCTGCAGTTATCTCATTCATCTTGTCACCAAGCTCCTTCATTTTTGATTCAAGTGTTTCAATATCTTCGCTTTCTCTCAAAGATTTAATTTCTGTAATTAGCGAGTTAAGTGTTTCTTTGCCGGAATCACTAACCTTCTCTCCCAGATCCGTAAGCGCTTTCTCAATCTGGAATACCATCGAATCCGAATCATTAAGAACTTGCGTTTTCTTTAATCTCTCTTTATCAGCTTCCTCGTTAAGTTTAGCTTCATTTCTCATTTTCTCAATTTCCTCGTCGGTCAACTTAGATCCTGATTCAATTCTGATATTTTGTTGTTTACCTGTTCCTTTATCCTGAGCAGATACGCTGATGATACCATTTGCATCAATATCGAACGTAACTTCAATTTGGGGTACACCTCTTTGTGATGGTGGAATATCGGTTAACTGAAATCTCCCAAGAGTTCTGTTGTCCGCTGCCATTACTCTTTCCCCTTGTAGTACATGAATATCAACTGCTGGTTGATTATCTGATGCAGTCGAGAAGACCTGACTTTTTCTTACTGGGATTGTTGAGTTTGCTTCGATGAGTTTGGTGAATACACCTCCCATTGTTTCGATACCCAATGATAATGGTGTGATATCAAGTAGAAGTACATCATTAACTTCGCCTGAAAGTACACCACCTTGTATAGCAGCTCCAATAGCAACTACCTCATCCGGATTTACACCCTTAGATGGTTTTCTGCCAAAAAGCTTTTCAACCTCTTCCTGTACCTTAGGTATTCTTGTTGATCCTCCAACCAAGATGACCTCATCGATATCAGATGCCTTTAATCCCGCATCTTTTAACGCTTTCTTACATGGACCTAGCGTTCTATTAACTAAATCGTTGGTCATTGATTCAAATTGGGATCTTGAAAGCTTTTTAACGAAGTGTTTAGCTCCCTCAGCATTTGCACTTAAATAAGGCATATTAATTTCAGTCTCCAATGATGCTGATAGTTCAACCTTAGCCTTTTCCGCGCACTCTCTGATTCTTTGGTAAGCCATAGGATCTTTGGAAGCATCGATACCAGATTCGCTTTTAAATTCCTCCACAATCCAATCTATAATTGCCTCGTCAAAATTGTCCCCTCCTAAGTGTGTATCCCCATTTGTTGAAAGAACCTCGAATACACCAGATCCAATTTCAAGTACCGATACGTCGAATGTACCACCACCTAAGTCATATACAATCACTTTTAAGTCCCTATCTCCTTTGTCCAGACCATACGCTAGGGCAGCAGCTGTAGGTTCGTTAATGATCCTTAAAACTTCCAATCCAGCAATCTCACCAGCTTCTTTTGTTGCTTGTCTTTGGCTGTCATTAAAATAAGCGGGAACTGTAATTACCGCTTGCTTAACATCTTCACCAAGATAATCTTCAGCTGTTTTTCTTAGATTCTGTAAAATCATTGCAGATATCTCTTGAGGTACATAGTCCTTATTATTTGCATGGATAACAACTTTTTTACCATCCTTATCCACACCAACTTTATAGGCCATCTTTTTGGCCTCCTTTTTAATCTCATCAAAGTTAGATCCTATAAATCTCTTTGCTGAATAGACAGTGTTAGTTGGGTTTGTTACTGCCTGTCTTTTTGCGGGATCCCCAATTTTGATCTCACCTTCTTTAAAAGAAACCACACTTGGTGTTGTTCTCTTTCCTTCTTGATTAACGATAACAACCGGTGATCCGCCCTCAATAACGGACACACATGAGTTTGTTGTTCCTAAATCGATTCCAATTACTTTTGACATACTTTTTATTTTTATTTTTATATTTCCTTCTTTATAGAAGGTTTCACTGGTATTATTCCATAATCGGATAAGTCAAAATCTATTCCGGAGAAAAATAAATGACAAAATGTCTATAAACGTGGGATTAATTTGTCAAAATGTCAAAAAAAAGCCTGCATAAGCAGGCTTGACATCATATAAACTTTTAAATTACTTTTTAGGTGCTTTCTTAGCAACAAAATCCAAATAAGAGATAAGGCTTTTATACCCCTTCTTTTTCTTATTCTTTGAACCCGCTGCTTGTGTGCCAACAGTAAGTGAACTGAACTTATCACCTGATCCAGATTTGGTATCATCATAAAAACCCGCATTGGTACCGTCATTTGTTGGCGGGGTTGGATTACCCATACCACCCACATTCCCCAGAGTAGTTAGTCCAGCAGCAGGTGCTCCACCTCCCATATCATCCTCTGATATTTTTCTAACCACTCCCTTGTCTGCAAGGAATTGATCTAACTGTCTAGTTTCTACACAATAGCCCTTTTCATTAAGCCATTCAGTAAGCATCTCAACCACATCATCAGGGTCACAATCTTTGATTGCTTCAGTGATCTCATCCTCCTCGTCATTCATGCAAACTAAGCATCTATTCTTCAGTGTTGGGTAAAACATATTAATCTATTATTTCTTTTATGTTCTTAGAAAATATTCTAACTATATTCCCATCCGAATTTTTTGTTATGTATCCTATGATATCGTTGTATATATCATAAATTGGATCCTGTATGAGTAGTCTTCTTCCAAGATTATCTAAAACCCATTTATTAAGGATTTGACTCACCTCCTTGGAATGGCTTCTTTCCCTATAATCTGAAATGTCTGGATTTCCACAACCGCAATCGCTCATATTATCTAAAATCTTTGTTAGCTTCTTTTCTTTTGAGATATTGCCAAAGATAGTTTAGTCCTCTGATATAGTCCTTTGGTTTTTCAAAAGGTTCTATAAACTTTTTGATATCATTACCGCTACCTTGTGGAATCTCCTCCGACTTTATAGGGTTATATCTGCGAACTGTTCCGGTTGGATGGATGGTATAAAAAACATCATCGTGATTCTTCTCCTTCTGTTTGTTCTTAGTTCTGATGAATTTCATTGTGTTATTAATCTCCTGCTGATGTGACGTCTCCTCTTCGAATCCAAGATCTATTATTCTCTTGTATTCCTTTTTGGATCTAATTGAATCAAGATTCAGTGATCTTCTAGACTCTGTCTTGTACTCCTCATCAGGATTATAATCATTAAATTTCTTGAGATTCTTCATTCCCTATATATCAATAATGTTTCCTAGTGTAGTCTCTCGATGCATATATAGTTGTTACTAAAAGAAGCCCCAATAATACCAGTTATTCGGAAAAGTCTACTGTTTGTCGAGTCCACTATATGATGAACCACCGTATCACCAGCAGCTGCGAAATTAAATGTTGATTTTATATACGTCATTGTGCCGGTTATAGTGGTGCTTTGTCCTGAGTATTGTGTGGTGGACGTACCTGCATATACTGTCCATCCGGAAGACATTGATGTTATACTAGACCCAGTAGTGCTAATCTGGAAACTTCTATTTCCACTCGTACTTAGCTGAACCCCTATATCACCGAGTGAAATTATATATCCAGAGCTTGTTATTCCGCTAGCTTTCCACGAGATCTCGCCGCCAGATCCTGCTGGTGCCTTGCTGATGTCTATATTAACACCCCGGTAATCACCACCATCCTCGAATATTCTTATCTTGCTTGAGTAGACACCAATGTTAACATTGGATCCGCTAAGGCCACCTGATGTGCCCTGAGACAGATTTATATTTCCTCCAGTGGGGCCTGAACCCACACCTACCGTAAGATCCCCCCTAATTTTAAAATCATTAATATAAATCCACTGGCTTCCGCTCCAAACATAGAGGGTATTACTATCAAGGAATGCTTGCCCGATACGAGGTGATACTGGAAACTTTGCCATCTATTAATTAAATCCTATTTTCCAGATATCCAGTCTCTGTAATCCTTAAGATTCTGAAGATTCTTTTTACCCTTTGCTTTTTGTTTAGCATCGGTGTCCAGAAAAGGTATTATTTTACCCGGTCCGCTAGGTTGGAATTTTGGCATATCACCGGATGTAACCGGTTCTAAACTTACTGAAAGTTCCTCGTCAACGTGATGCGGGAGATTCTTGTGTTTGGTTGATGCAAAAGCATCTAGTTCCTTCTTAGTCATACTATCTGCAATAGCTAGTATTCTTTTTCTGTATTTCGGATCAAGATCTGCAGGTTTCATTTTGCCTATTTTGATTGCATAGGCTTGACCCATTAGTGCTTGCTGTGCTGTACTTACCGATGGCATATTTTTATAATTTATTTCTATTTTTATAATTTTGTTCGTAATCTTTCAGAACATTAGGTTTTGCTTTGAGATAAGCTATTTCATTATTGGTTTTTGGTAATAGTTCATTAGTTAAAGATTTCAGTTTCGATGTAAGCGCTTTCGTGAATCCCGCGGTATTTCTATATGGAGCAAAGTAATCTATAAAACCTAGCAACTTCGGCGGGTGATCCTTACGATCTTTCGATATGCTTGGATCCGAGAGTTTTCTTGTTACTATGAATGTACCATATCCTTCCCTGCTTCCATCTAATGGGTTAGCATTACCTTCTACTGAAGTCCATGTTTTATCTACATTATTTACAGATAGGATTATTCCGGTATGACCGCTACCAGGATATCCACCAGTCTTTCCGTCTTTACTTAAATAAAAAAATGCCATCCCGGGAAGGATAGAATTAATATCCATATTAGGCTTATATTCAATCTTTTTACCTCCTGAATTTGCCCAGTGAAACCTAACCGCTGCATCCTTGGGTATTTGATTTTTTATATTCTGTGAAAATCCGGATTTGATTAAAACATCATATATAAATGCTGCACACCAAGGATCACCAGGACTTACACCAACCCCTTTCTGAAGTGGTTCAATATTAGGACCTCTATTGGATCCCCTTGGTGATTCCTCAACCTGCGTTGATTTAATAGAATTGTAAAAACCATTAATTAAAGGATCAAATGCATCTCCCTTACCCTCGAATATATATTGATTAAATGATAAAATATTGGACATCTGTAATTATATTTTCATCTATATATCACAAGAAAAAGGACTTATAAATATAAGTCCTTTTTCTTAGTTTCCCATTCCTTATCAGTCATGGGTTTCGAATTTAAGTCCCAATTGGTATCGGGATTTATTATCTTCTTTTTCTGTTTGTTCCAATCTCCGAATGTCCAAATAAATCTATTGTAGGCTTTGCCGACAGTAGTAAATCCTGTATCCCCTGGCTGTATAGCTATGGGTGACTGCGGCGGGACATAAGAGCTTGTGTCTGCAGGATTAGATGATATCTTCGTACTTTTCTTTGTCATAGATGACAGATTCTATTTTTGTTTTAGAGATCTGAAAAGTTTCGAATCCTCCGACAGTGCCGTCCATATACTCGGCAACTTTCTTTTCGCATTCGATTACTGAGTCTCCTGAAACAAGAAATTCTGATTTCTTGTAAATTGGGTCTCCAGCTTTATTAACTTCACCAGATTCAAAATTAACCTTTACTAAATAATAGCTCATGCAGATTGTTTTTTAGAGGTTATAAATTAATCTTTTTTATTCTTAGCTTCTTGTACTTCAGTTCTAACTTCCTGAGCAAGTTTTTTTAATTCCTGCATAGCTTGTCTAACCCTAGTACCAGCTGTTCCATTTCCTTTACTGAAGAATTTTTCAGCGTCACCTTGCGTTTGCTCGATAAGAGCTTTAATTTGTTCGAATTTTTCCATGTTAAATTGTTTTTAATTTATATTTATATATTGGTTTTACTTAATTGTTCCGATTATCTGCTTATAAGAATTGATTTTTTACTAGAACCACTCTGAATTGACCAATTACTTCCTAATTGTGATATTGCTATGGACTTCATATACTCCATATACTCGCCCTTACCAGAAAATTCAAGATTATCTTGCATTTCATCATACATTCTACTAATCTTTGGATTTGCTTCCAAATAGCTATTAACGCACTTAAATACAGTTTCCATAAGTCTAGATATCTCGTTGCCTTCCATCTTAAACTTATCAGAATTAGTTTGGGGTATTTCCTTCTTGTCAACAGCGATATCATCTATAAGCTCCGGTGACATTTGATTTATTGTTAATACACAGTAGGAATTCTTTGGACCTTCTATTACCTCATGATCCGAATATTTACCTACAATTAGATGAAATCCACTCTGATTGTCACTTTTCTCTTTATCTATATTAAAGAAATAGTGGTATACATCACCGATTTTTTCTAATAGAAAGGGGGATGTACCAAATCCGTCAGATTCGTTCATTCTACCAATAAATTGATCGAATGATTCTACAATTTTTGTCATTTTATTGTTCGTTATTTTTAATTTCTTCTATTTCATTATTAACTTCCTCTACAGTTTTCTCGTCGCCATATTCATTTAGATAATTAATAACAATAGATTCCTTTATATCTTTGCCTCTCTGGGATGATAGTAGTTGATTATAGAATGCAGAAACACCGGGAGGAACTAATTTTTTAAAACCAAGAAAGTCTTCTTCAGCTAATTTTTCCCTTACCTCGGTACCGCTGCCAGATCTGGAGGTCTGTATTATTTCCACATCATCGGGAAAATCACCGCCGGCTTTTTTAAGGTAATCTGATTGTTTTTTGTAGTCCTCTATCTTATCATCACCAGCAGCTATTGCTTTAGGTAGATAACCAAGCTCTTTAGACTTGCCATAAATAACACCAAGCAATCCTCTGTCTATCATAAAAAATCCCTGTATCTTGCCTGAGCTTTCCTTAACAACATTTTCCATGTATTTTGATACAAGATCTTTGTTGAATGGAGATTTACCAGATTTATTGTGTCCCGGATGAACCACTGCAATTATGCTAGGCAGATTGTTCTTTTCCATCATTTTCTTAACCATCTTTAGATGTCCGTTATGAAATGGCTGAAATCTACCTATTACAAGATTAACGTCCTCCAATTTTATTTCCTCTTTCCCCTCTGGTTTTTCATCCTCCGTTATTTCAACGTTTGGTTTATCCTTGGTGTCTATAGTTTCTAGTTTTGATATAAACTCATTGTAAGAATAGAAAGGATCATATTCTTCATCCACCTTAGCCATGTCCTCACTTTCGGATGTTGTGTATTCAACTTTTTTGGAGCTAAGATTGTTTCTTTTGAAATCCATAAATGATGGCATGCTAGACTCCTGTATCTTTGCAGTTTTCTTTGCCGAAACTGCTCTTTCTATATCAGCGACCAATAAATTGAATTGGTCTATTATACCAGCAGTTATTATACCACCAGCTCTTTTCTTTATTTTTCTGAATGAATTTAGGATAAGCTTAAATAACGACTCATAAGAATCATCAGACTCAAGATAACTTAAAACCCTCCTATCCTTTATTAGAGGTTTATTCAATCTAAACTCATCTTTCTTTAAATAATCAGGCTCCTGGAAATCAGCACCTTTATATTTGTATCCGTTCTCGTCTAGGAATTTAGCAAAAACATCGGATATGAATGAGATGTATCTTTGATCTTCAGTATCACCAACAACATTAAAGCTATCAACTCCTCTTTCCAATATGAAGTTCATTACATCAAGTACAGTTATACCCAGAAAATCACTAGGTTTTTCCGTGAATCTTTTTTTAGCTTTCTCCTTAGCCATCTCTGTAAAAACAGGATCAACCATCTTAGATAATATAGGCTCGGAATCGGAATCTTCCTCGCCAAATCTAAATACAATACCTTCAATAGGCTTATCCAGGTCCGCATTTAAAGCGCTCTCCTTAGCTTCAGGATTAAGCACCCCAATAATATATCTAACAAAGCTTCTTGTCCTGTATTCATTAACTAGATCCTCGAAAGGTGTTCTAAGAAAATCCGATATGCTTTCTTTTTGCTCTTCGGATAATAAACCCTGGAAAATGATTGGTGGTCTTTCTACTCCGATAAGATCCGCCCAAGTATCAAGCTTCTCTTTGTTCTGTATCGTGCTTGATGGTTTACCATCATCACTTTTTGTATGTATATAGGAAAGAATAAGATTGTTTTTAGGAAGTCTATCATATGCTATTTCAACTGGCTGTGTATTAGAAAAATACTCCAATCCAAATTTCCATCCTCTAGGAATTTCTTTCAGAATATGTGGAGGTAAAGATTCGATGTATTGTATCGGCTTTTCATAATACTTCATCAGTGTTCTGTCCACTAATGTTATTGGGTTTCTTTGATCCCTCTTATAAAAATTAAATCTTCCAGTTTCTAAGTCTCTATCAAACACAAATGCAGATCCGTCCATCTTTTCATTAACGGTCACATAAGAATTAAATAGGTTGTCTATGAATTCCTTCCCCTTCTTATTATAGATATCATATAAATGACTTATTCCTGACATATCTGTTTTATTTACTATTTATACTTAAGATAACTGATTTATTTCGGATGGTATCTCTAAATTTGCTCTAGTTAAATATTCTTTGAATTTTTCGATTATGGCAGATAGTCTGCCATGTAAATCAAAATCATCCGATTCTATGATTCTTAAAAGATCCTCAAAAGTTTTAACGTCATTTATATCATATTCCCTACCGAGTGCAAATTTTACAAACTCATGCGGATTTCTGGTTACAAATCTTTCACTACCTTCGATTTTCTTTGCATTCTTTAATCTTGCTTTCAACTTCCCTTTATATGACTTCGTGTGCCAGAATAGACCGTCACTTAGTATTAAAACCGGCGTATCATAGTCCATAACGTCACCATTCTCGTCACTATCTAATATCTGTCTTCTTTCAGATAATATTGCTGCTAGAAGCCAATTACGATGTGCTGACTTATATTTACTTTCATCTATCTTATAGTTGGGTGAGTAGTATATAAATTCTGCCCATTCCATGCTGGAAATCGGTATTAGATCGAGCTGAACCATACCTTTATTAGGATCTCCCTGAACTGGCCATCCTATACTAACTATATTTAAACCTCTAAGATAATTTATCTCCGGGACAAATCCAAGTGCATCAGACAGCTTCTCACCATCCAATAAGCCCTTAATATGAGATGCAACATCCTTAACAGTTATCTGATGTTCTCTAGCAAACCATGAACTATCAATACCAAGATCAAGATCTCCGGATGTGTCATCAGGATTTTTCTTTTTACCTATGCTTCCTATTATGATGTACTGATCGTTAGCTTTTGTTTGATCTATTCCCAATATAGGAAACAATATAGATTTTATGCTTTCAAGTGTCTTTGGAAATTCATCCTCACGAATTCTTCTTGCACTTTTAATAGCTGCTCCACCTTCGAAAAGCATAACAAATCTATTAAAATCTAGTACCTTATTAGGCATTCTTTCCCATTTTTTTATGGTAACGCTCCATTACATCATTAACGTAATCAGTGTACATCTCCTCGTCTTTATTCTTAGGATTTGCAGGATCATATTCTTTACCAAAATATTTTTTACCTTTGAGAACTCCCGATTTATAGAATTTCTCTGCATCAGCTTCAGTAACTTTCTTATTGGCAATGTTATCAGTCTCCCATTTGTCAATAACCTCTTTTTTCTTTCCACTAAGCTCCGATTGGGACAATTTAGAGAAGCTGTCCCTGTTATCACCCTTTGAAAAGAAATCCGCTATAGCTGCACCTGCACCTGCTATTAATCTAACAGTGTTTGGTATAAGATTGGTTGCCATTTTAGCAGTCCTGAATGGGTCATTATGATCATCATAATATTTAGAATAATAGCTATCACCCATTTCTTGCTTAATTCTGGAATTTACGTTTCTTAACCATCTACTAAATTTAGTTTTACCGGTAGCACCATAAACATCACTTTCGTTAACAATTTCTTCGGTAAATTCATTAAAGGATTTTATACTCATAATAAAAACATATTTTTCTATATATCCTAAAGAAAATTAAAGTTTAACCCTGAATATCTTATAATCGAAGCACTCCTTCTTATAGATCTGCATTCTCACCTCCCCGTGCTTCATTAAGTAATTTTGATAGTGGTTTGTGCTAAAGTCATCAACAAAGTCAATAACATTGACCTTATCTTTACCCTCCATCTTACGCATACCTCTACCAAGACTCTGCTTTATAAGAACCTCGCTCTTGTATGACTCAACCAAAAATATATTATGAAGATTATTTATTGATATACCAGTAGAAAATGTACCATAAGTTGCTACCAATATTTTATTACCTCCCGATGACATTCTGGATTTATATTCCTCTCTTAAACTTTCGTCCGTATCACCGTCAACATAGAAAACTTCCTTCTCAGCATTCTTCTCACGGAGCTGATTCCATATTTGTTTACCGTATTCGTCCTTAACAGATTGAAAAAGAACTAACGAGTTCTTAGAAGTTTTATTAATAAAATCTACGACATAATTTAAACGCTTTTTACTTTCTATAACTAGCTTTCTTTCTATATTATAGAATTCGTTGCCTTCTATCTTATTATCTCCGTTTTTATTACTATTGTTTAGTTTTATCCCAGATAGCTTATCCTTATACTCCTGCTCTAGCCAATCCATTATAACAACCTTAATCGAAACAGGTGTAGCATAGTCATTATCAAAAAGAAAGCTAGGTGGTATCTCAACAACTAGAGGTCCCAAAAATTGCTGGATCGTAAGATAATCAGCAGTTCCTCTTTTTGTTAACGTACCTGTTAATCCAAATCTCCATCCTGAATGCATGCAGTTTGCAACAATCTTCTTTATCGACATGCTGTTTGTATGGTGAGCCTCGTCAACAAAAACAACATCAACGTCATCAAAAAACTCAGGATCCTGTTTAACCAGTGATTGGAATGTTCCCATTATTAGATCACACCCCTCTCTTATTTTGCTTCCCCCGCCTATTTGTTGTATTTTAACGCCAATCCTTCCTATACCATAATCTTCGAAATCATCGCTCCCCTGGAAAACAAGATTTGTGCTAGGAACGATCATTAGAAACTTTTTAATTAGACCCTTTGATTTAAGGTATGCAAATATCATAAAAGCTATAAGCGTCTTGCCCGATGAAGTTGCAACTTCAGAAACAGAATATCTATATTTGATAAGTTTCCATGCGGTCTCTATTTGATAGTCTCTTGGTTTTTTATCGGGATCTCCACCTATACCATCTTTAAAAAATTCATCAACCCATTCGGTAAATTCAGCCAATGTTGGATCTTTTAATACTATCTGATCCAGACCATTAATTTCCATTTTTATGCTATATTCATCACCTATCTGCAAAAGTTCTCTCCAGAGTCCGATTGGTATTTTCCAAAATCCTCCTTTTTTCTCAATAAAGCATATGTTGCCGTCCCATATTTTCTTCTTCACCAAAGGATGGAAATAGAAATTGTGAATCTTTTTGGTTAGCGAGATGTCTATTTGTTTCTTTTCAACTTCGTCTGGAGAATCGACTAGAATTATCCATTGTTGATCTTCTGAAACTTGAAATTTTAACATGTCAGTTATCTATTTTTATTTTACTGTGGATCCTCTTAGGTAATCCTCCAGTGATATTCGACTTTTTACGCCATAAAGCATATGGTCAATCGTCTGTATGGTTTGGTCTATGAATTTTCTGTGGCCTTCCACCAGTTCTATCTTCTCAGTAATCTCTGTAAGGTCGCCTTCTATAAGAACCGTTTTTTCAGTAGAGCCATATCTAACATCATTGTTTTCAGAATAATGTCTCAACTTGTTAGCCTTATCTGATCTGTATCTTGAAGAGAGCTTGGATATAATGGATGCTAGCTTATAGCTATATTCCAATAATACCTGTCTGCTACTAAACATATCAACCTGAGCTTTCGCTAGAGTTTTTATATCTTTCATTTGTATAGCTAGAACCTGGACTTTCTCTTTCCACTCTGCTCTTTCATTCTCAAATATCTTATTAAAATCTGTTTTTTCTGCCGACATTAGAATAATTTTGATTTGTCTTTTTTATTATTTCCGCTTCTTTTCTTAGGAAGTTCAACGGTTTTGGCTGTTTGATTTTTATTAATTTCTTTTTTAGCCTTTGGTTCATCCACCATGGGATCACTGAAGTTTAAATCTATCTTATCAAGTCCAGTCTCTATGACCTTTATAGGAAATTTTAATTTGGGGATCTCGTCCTTTTTTAGTTCAAGCTCCCATGCATCAGTCAGATCCGAAACTGTCTTCTTGTTATTCATTGATAAAATATCTAAGGTCGAGTACATCATTTGTAAAGTAGTTATCTAATCTTCTAATTTTTTTCCCAGTTGTTCTTAAATGTACCACGAGATCATTTAGATCCCATTTTCTATTCTTGCTTATATTATTCTCTTCTAAAAATTTACCCCAGTTAAAAACGGTTTGACCCTTACTTAGTAAATCCATAGTTTTATCTATGCCAGCCTTATCCCAATCATACCAATATTGTACATTATCAACTTCAAAGGGGAATTTATTCTCTAATGAGCATAAACCAACAGAATTGTTCCAAAACCAAGAATCCATAGGACCCTCGAATATTGTTATTGAATAAGAGAAGTCAAGAATACCTATTCCAAAAACATGAGATATTGGATCAACTGATCTGGCCCTTTCCAAAAATTCAGCATCAGTTACCTTTAGAAGCTTCTCGTATATACCGCTTAGTTTATATGTAAAGTATTTGGGCGAACCTTTGACGGCATTCATATTTCTAACCTGGAGCCCTATTATCTTATCATCGGGCGTAAGATTGAACAGAAACAAGCGTTCTCTCTTATTATCCCATGCAAGTTTCTTATCTGTTTTTTGGCTTCTCCTGGTGACGTATCTTTGTATTTTAGATCCCCAGACTTCTTCCAGATTTAGCTGACTCATAAACTTTGATCTATCTATAAGTATATCGCTTATGTCATTATCAAAGAAATAGCTTATATCAACCTTTCCGTAAACATTCCTTCTCTTTCCCTTGTTATCTTCTAGTATGCTTCTTATTTCCTCCCTTTCGTCTCCACTAAATTTATTGTATAATGAGAAGTCCTTGAAAAATGAAATAAAATCCTTAAATATACCACATCCACCATTATAGCATTTATATGCTAAGGTATCAAGATAAAAATTTCCTCTTTTTTTCCTTGCATCATGGGAATCACCACAATAAGGGCAAGAGAAATTTAATCTGGTTCCTGCCTTATAGATTATCTGTTTGGCTGGATTACCTGAAAATTCCTTAGCTAGCGCTAATCTTATTATATCTTCTACTTTTTCTGGTTGCATAGGAATAAAAAGGGGCAGTTCTTCTAAGGAACTACCCCATTATAATTTATCTATTAAAGGTCGTTATATAGATCCTCTAAAGAGGATGAGCTGTTGCTTGATGACGGGGATGATTCTTCTCTCTCCACGTGACCAGCAACTTTAGTTTGATTTACTTCAGCATATAATTCAGATTCTGAATTTTGCTTAGCTACAGGAGCTGATTGCTGTACAGGAGCTGATTTAGTACTAGAACTAGCAACACCACCAACAATCTCATTAATAAGTCTTTGTTCAGGAATTGTATTCTTTATAACAGTTATAACTTTTTCAGTTACATCGTCATCCCAATCTTTATAATCAAAGCTTGCTAGATTTTTAGGACCCTCGTTTAAGTAAGATAATACTGTATCCATATCCTCTTTGGTTTTCTTCATTGAAGCACCGCTAACTTTAATTGCTGTTTTCTCACCAACAAAAGAGCAAAGATCGTAGTTGTTCCATTCTCCAACTTTTCTAACACTTACTGCAAATTCACGGCCTTCGAAAAGATCAAATGGGTTACATGCATCACCATATTCTGGCTGTAATTGTGCCTCGATCATATCATTTAATTTCTTACCGAATTTAAAGATCATGACTTTACCTTCCAATTCAGGTTTGTTTTTATCCTGAACAATTTGAATAAGAGAATAGAAATCCTCTTTTCTAGCAAATTTCTTAGATAATTCCTGATCAGCAGCAGAATGCGAATTCTTAAGTTTCCAAAAAAGATCCTTTAGAATTGATTTTTTACCAACTGTTGAAGGACAATCTACAGAGAAACCATCACCCGATACAGGATCGTTCAAGTACACATAATATTTGTGAACTTTAGATTTTGCTGGATCAGCTGGGTTTGGTACGAATCTAATTAAAGATTTGTAAACTCCGTCCTTTCCGTCTTCCGGATAAGGTTTGTAAAATTCAAGGTCTTTTCCACCACCTTGTTGAGCGGTTTTCGTTACGAACGCTTCTGCGTCCAAATTGAAGATGTCTAAATTACTCATAATTGTTTTTAATTTTAATTTTTACTTTTTGTTTGTTTTTTGTTTCTCTTGATTTTTGTTTTATTTTTGTTTTATTAATTTTTCCTCCACCATGTTGATCAAGGAATGTATTATTTTTATATGTAGTTCTTGTATACGGTCCGCATATCTATTAGCAGGGGTTTTTATGAAAGCATCCACTAAGTCATCGTAGTCAACTTGTAAATAGCCCTCAGTGTCGGATGTAAGAATAACCACCTTCATATCTTTATTCTTTGCTTCCATACATGCACGAATGATGTTCTCTGAGTTACCTGATGTGGTAATACCAAAGAAAACGTCTCCCGGATTTCCTAGAGCTTCGATGTATCTTGAAAAAATGTGTTTGAATCCATAATCGTTACCAACACAGGTAATATGGGATGGATCCGATATAGAAACTGCTGCTAGGCCTTTCCTATCATTTCTATATCTTCCACTAAGCTCCTCTGCAAAGTGCATAGCATCACACATGGATCCGCCATTCCCTGCAGAGATGATCTTGTTTCCTGATTCTAAAGATGTAATAATTATTTCGGCTGCCTCTACTACCGAGTTTAGGTAATCGGTGTTTGTAGAAAAATCCCTTAATATATTAGAGGCTTCCTGTAAGTGCTGGTTTAAGATTTCCTTTAATTCCATAATTTTCTTTTAATTCTTTTAATTCCTTCTTTAAATACAATGTTATCCAAGTTGCGTCCACAATATCATCAATTGGTTTGTTAACTACCTTAGAAGGTGTTATCCACTCGGTCTTGTTGATTTCTAATATATTACTGAAGTTTATCAAATTTGTTTCATCTTCTCTGAAATTACAGAGAACATTATATAATTCGTCCTTCTTAGCATTTCCCTTAATTGCGAACTTCTTTATCGATGTTGGTGAAAACACGTGGAATTTCTCAACACCTATTCTATCTATTATTCTCTTCCTGAGTAGTGCTGTTGCCATAGATATGTCTATTAGTGCATTACCATTAGATGAGAAGCTTAATCCCTCCATAGCAACATAGAAATCATCGTCGCCCATGATCTCTAATATATTATCCCATAAGGTATCAACTATTTCCTGGAAATAAACTATCTTTATTCTTTCTCTACCAGTATAATCCTCGGGTAGATCCTTTTTATCAATAAAGTATAATTTAAAATCCTCTTCAGAATCGAGTATTGAAAAAGGCTTCTTAGCATTTTTCATAAGAGATTCCGGTTTTCTGTCAGATCTTGTTAAAGATCCCCATATGTAATTACCATTCTTAAAACAACAAAAAGCAGGGGAATTTAATGAAAAGTCTATTCCGACTAAATTCATAAATGTTTATTTAGTGATTAAATACTCGCGCTTACCTTCTGTCCTGTACTTCCTGTGTAACCATAAACCTTAGAAAGTTTATCGTAACATTTTTTCATCTGATCGTCAGATAAACAGTTTACAATGTCATTCAAAACTCTTTGATCATTACCAGAAGCAGCAACCAATAAGTTTTTCATATGATCTTTCTCGCTAAATAAAGCCTGACCATATTTCATTTCATTCAATTCTTTTAAGTTTGTAAATGTTTTCATATTGTTGTTTTGTTTAATGTATATATCTTATTTAGCTTCTAAAACTATATCTATATAGTTTGCTTTAAAGCCAACTGTAAATGATGTTGGTTGTGGTGCATTAGAAGTGTATGATAATTCTAATTCCGAGAATGAAGTTAATATAACCTCCTGGAATGTTAACGATGTAACTATATTTCCCTCGTTGTCCATGATTCTAACCGGTAAATCCTGTATAAATACTTGTGGGTTCTCGAAGTTTAAAAAATGTAGTATTGTATCAAGCATTATAAAATAATTTATAAATCCATCAACAGATTTAAACTGTATTGTAAATTCCTTAGAGAACAATTCCTGGACAGGGGTAGAACTTTTATAATTTATCTTTTTACCCAAGTTTCTTACTTGCTCAACGCTATCCATAGACATACCAGGAAATCCTATGGATCTTATCGTGCTATTTATATATTGCGCAACGGTATCAAAAGGTATAGGCTGCTTCTTTAGATATGGCATATATTTATTAACAACGGTATCCGGAAAAAATCCCCTCGGAAATACGAAATAAAAACTATTAGATTTTGGGTTTAATAACATTATACTATTATTGAATTTATTTTATTACTCTACTAAATTAAGCTTATTGAATTATATTAAAGATTAGAGAATAATTCACGCTTACCTCCGATTTCTTCCGAATCCGCGGGATCTAAATCTAATTTTAAGTAAACTTGCTGGAGCTAAAATCCCACTCGCAGCCTTTATAAACTCATCCTTAGTTAATCGTGGATATTTTAGATAACCGGGTTTTCCTGGGATCAAGAAATAGTTTATTATAGTTTGATCCGCCCATTTAGTAGCTTTATATCCAGCCATTTCAGCACTTAAAGCAGCTATTAATGCGGATCCAACAAGCGAAGGTGTTGATTGACCGCCAGCAGCTCCTATTGGTCCTATTCCCGATGTGGAGCTTAATGGCTCCAAGCTTTTAATTATAGATGATGGTGCTTCGATTACTCCAATACCCACATTGCTGCTTGATAATACAAGGGAAGCTGCGGTTGCACCAGTTGATCCAGTAACCATATCTGCTTCCCCTTGTTTTTTCCAATAGCCCCAATACATAACTGAATTAGAATTATTTGAAGGCAGAAGTATATTATTGGCAGGTATACTCACGTAATTATTAGACCCTTTAACAGCAGCTGATTCAGCTCTTCTTTTTGAAACAACCGCTTCCAATCTTTTCTCCAGCACATTCGATGACACACCGGGATTAACCGAAACAACATCCTTTGTAGTTGCTGTGCTTGTTGCTACATTTATTGATGTACCGTTTGTAATAAAGAATCTTCTGTCATTAATTTGTAATACTTTAGTTGCTATTGATTCGTCTATTTTAAAAGCAAGCTCACCCGATGCAGGATTTGCTATATTCTTATCGTCCAATGCGGGTACTTGTATCTTATTACCGATTGGGTCAACGAAAGATATATTAAATTGTCCGGAGCTGCTTAAGTCAATAGGAATAGGATCCGATGATGGTCCACTTTTAACAAATCTGAACTTGTAATAATTATCAAAAGGGGATATAGATATGGTCATCTTACCAGTTCCGTGTGCGGTAATCTGTTCAGCCCCGGTATCTATTTTTAAAGTATTATTAGTAAAATTCAGATTGTTTACTGATGATGTAACGTAATTTTGATCTATAAATACATTGGTATATTTAATAATCTCCCTTGGAGATGCTGTTGTGTTTCCTGAAACTGTTATTGTTGGCTGAGAGTATACCCTATTGTAAATCTTCTGTACCTGAGGGAATGTGCTTAATTTAATAGGTGTTATTGACGTTCCCCACTGTCCAGGGTTAATAGAAGTGTAACTAGATATTCTGATTGTTCTACTCTGATCTGCGTTATTTATTAAAGACATCGTGTATCTAAGTGTAAAACTAGATGAAACAGCAGCATTTCTAACTATAGGTCTATAGTAATTTGGCATATCGTATGCTGTTGTTTGTATAGATTGAAAACCAGATGTCTGTATTAGTGCTGCACCAATCTGCTCAAGAACCTCTATCTGATGACTTATATAATATGAGTTACCTAGGGAGTTCTGAAATAATATAAAATCCTCAACAAATCCCTCGTTATCAGTGGCATAATATTCAAAAAATTGACCTTTCTCCGACTCCGTGATTGTTGCACCTATATTAGCGAATTGATCCTCCTGCTCTAGCGAAAGAACAGCTATTCTAGCACAGTTATATCTCAAATATCCAGCATAATCAACAGTATCCTGTACTTGCCATGCTGTGATTCTAAGTGGAGCACTGTATATAAATCCAGTACCACTTGAACTAATTAGCGAAGCCAATGTTTCTGGTTTAAAAAATGCAGAAGCTGCAAGATACTTATCATTCATATCCTTCAGATTTGGCAACTTTATCTCAAAATATTTGTCATAAATATTTGATCCTATTGTTACTGGATTTGGATTGAGATAATAATCTTGCTCTGTCCCTTTTTTAATAAGGATCTGTGATGCAGTAACAAATTCAAGATTCTGATCCTGGTACTCAACCGACATTATTAATCCATCTATATTACCAAGATTATATCCTGCTCTAATATGGTATCTAACAGTATCATACATAACCAGCAGGTTAGAAGGAAATACTATTGGTAAATCAATCGTATTAGTTAGCTCCTCTGAATAATCATTGAAAGGTATAATTAGGTTCGAATCCAATGTAACGAACGAGCTTTCATTTATTCTAACAACATTATTTTCTGTCGTATTATGAGTTATTGAATAATTTGCTGATTTATTAAAAACCTGAACAGCATTACTTCTGTATCCATTTATCAGTTTATCGTATCCAACCACATCGCTTCCAGTATTAACAAAATGCGTCTCTGGTGTTGGTTGATCAGCATACATGTACTCCATTAAAAGATATGGAGTGATTTGAACGTATTTGGATGATGTAGTAAATGCCATTTTTTATCTTATTTTCCGAATTGCAAAAATTTTGGTGAGTAGTGTATACCAGCACCTATATAAAATCCAGGAGTTATTCCTGCGTTTGTCCCAGAAAGACCATAGCCAATCTGTATTCCCAGACCGAATTCCTTCCTAGCAGCTTTTAAAGCTTTTCTAGTATCCGGGCTATCCGTTATATCGAAAGAATTTATATCATTAAAAATTAGTCCCGGATAGGTTGTACTTACCCTAGTCATCATTCTTTTCGTTTTGGGATCTCTATAAATTCCCGTCGTTATGTCAATATTCTGTTCCATTAAAAGGGATGTTAACCCAGGAACAATGGAAGCTGCATATTTAGTAGGATCCGCTGGATCGACCTGCAAATTTATAACATATGGGGTTTTCCCGGTTATTTTCAATTTATTATTTCCCGTCATCTGTGGATTATGTACAAAGTTTATTGACTCGTCACCATTAGGGTCTTTAACTATTGTGGATGCTACATTAACGCTGTCCCTAATCTCCGTTACCATATTAATAACAGAATTTGGTGTATTTCCTCTTCCATTAGATTTAAGATCCAATTGTGCGATCAAATATTTTTGCTCCTCGGAAAGTTCCGATGCTTTAAGTTCATACGTGGCTTTCTCCTGTATGATGTGTCCCAGCTCGTTTTTTATAGTTCTCACACTATCAAGTGATGCAAGATAATTATTATGCTCCCTTAAAGCCTCCGCTTTAGCATGGTCTGCCTCACCGCACTGTTTTAATGTAAGCATAACCATAACTACAATTACACTTAATAGGAAAAATCTATTACTGAATAGATCCGATGCTTTGCCTAAAATTTGCTTTGCTTTTCCTAGATTTTCTTTATTGATGTATTTCATTTAAAATTTCTTTTTTCCATGTTAGATTAATAGGATCTAACTTTCCCTCACCGTATTTATTTTCCAGCTGTTCTACAAATTCATTTTCAACTTCCCTGCATTTCTCCAATTGAGATATCAGACTCGATGACTCTATTTCTAGCTTGGCTATATTTTCTTCAACCGATAATATCGATTGGTGGATATTAACAAATTCCCTAGAGAATTTTAATATCTGTTCTCTTTCTTCTGCTGATAATTGTATCATATTTATCTTTATTTTTTATTTGCTGATTTTATTTAATTGTTGCTTCCAAAATCCCGACGAAATTATTTTTTCTTTCTTATTTTTTTGTATGCTATTAATTTATAAACCATAAGTGAGAATTTATTACCAAAATAATGTATCACTTTTCCAAGTTTATTATCCTTAGGTAATACTCCCATCTTATAAGCCATGTGTTCAGACCAAGGTTTTACTATTAAGTAGAAATATTTCGAATATTGTGGGTTTTTAGTTAAGAAATTAACCACAGGTTTTGCCCAAGTTGAATAACCAAACAATCCTTTCTTATTTGTTTTAAACATTAATCTACCAAATTTCTCATCGGCTTCCCAAATTTCTTTAGGTAAGTATCCTTGGCGATATAATAAATTGCATATGATTTTACCAAAAAAGGAGGAGCCAGTTGAAGACCCTGAGGAAACTCCGGTAGTAACTGAGCTAGTCGCAGCACCGACAGTTGCCAAATTGGTTAGATCTACATATCCGCCTATTCCTGTGCAAGTTCGATAGAAAAGTCTAGGGTTAGAGTTGTTAGGATTCGCATATGCTATCCAATGCAAATCAATATATTTACATCCAGTACCTGGTCCACCGTGTGTAGGTAGTGTAACGGAAGTAAGGAATGATGTTGACGTTAGACCTCCCGAACCATAGTCTGTGAATGTAAAGATTATACCACCTATAATTTTCTGCATAAAATAATCACTATCATCAAGCATTATCCTATAAATATTTGTTTTATCTGTGCCATAAACCGGTTGTAGATTTTGAGATACCGATGCCGGAACTCTAATATAGACCCCATAGAGAATAGAGGAGGGTGCTGTATATAATGTTGGTCTAATTACTATAACATTTGAATTATAATTGCTGGTTGCAGTTAAATCAAATACATTAAAAATTTGGACACCTCCAGTTTTTGCCGGATACGGGATAACATTTTGAACAGTCTCGGTTACTTTTGCTACAATTGCTGCTCTCTTAACATGATACGAATATGGTCCAGCAGTACCCCCAGTTAATCCCCCGGTGGATCCAAATATGGTTTCAGCGTGCTTGGAAGTACCGATCGGGCCATATGGCTTACCAGATAAAATTGGGTTTCCAGTAAGATCATTAAAAGAAAATGTATTAGTAACAGAGCCATTAACATCGTTCAATATACCAGCTGATAATAATGCAGTCGTTGGCGAAATATTTAGAGAATATGTACCCGATTGATAGGTTGATATTTTCATAGGACCCTGATGAGTGAAAGATGCTGCACTTGTAACAAGATTCCTGGATGTTAGTTTAAATATAGATCCGCTTCCGATTGTGGTATTTGCATATAAATCAAAATCGCCATTGCCCCTAATGGAAAATGAAGATGCCGATATATTTGAATTATTACCGAATAATATCGTTCTGGCTAGTCCGGAGTCTATTGATAGACCAAGGTATGATGTTATATTTAGTGATCCCGTTGATCTATAGATTAAACCGGTTGAAGAACCTATGCTGTCCCATAAAAATGAGGGTACACCCGATGATATCGCTCCCGATTTTCCGAAACTCATTATGGGCCTGGTTATCTGATCCGTTGTTGATACTACGACCTTTGATGCATTTGGATTAGAATTAGAAGCATTTAGTACGCCATCATTTATAACCAAATTTATCAAATCAGAACCTCCGGCATCGTTAATACCAATAACATATTTTTCGGTAGATCCACCAGGACCTAATATCCCAGAGTACGATTTGAAATAGGTTGAGTTAAAGAATGAATATCCGCTATAATTCCAAGAGCCAGTAGTACCAAATGTGTATATATCACCATCACCTGAGGAGTTATCAACCCATACGTCATAAGGTATTGTTTGACTACTTAGCGGCTGGGCTGGTTGTTTAAACCACTGATTTGCTCGAATACCAGTTGCACCCTTGGTGCCTCTATATCCAGCAGGTCCGTATAATCCAGTAGCACCTCTAGGTCCCATGTGTCCATTCGGACCAACCCCAAAAGATAATATCTGATCAAAATTATAGTTGATCTTTCTGCCTATCTCTTTTTGAGAATCCCCCTGGAAAATATATTTAGTGTTAAAGTGCATATGTTAAGATGTTGATGGGTATGTTGTTAGTACTCCACAGGAATGTCCGGTTAAACCACCGCCCCAGGCTGAATAATATACTTTATACCATCTTTTAGTACCACTTGTTCCACCTGTTCCTGTTATATTAACTATTGTAAATTCAACGGAAGAAGCACCACTTGGTAATTCACTTATTTCTGAATTATACCCTCCATATGAATTAGGCGAACCTAAAGGATTGTTAGTTGTGTTCAGACCCAAGTACTTAAAATGACTGCCAGTTGATCCCGGATTATCACTATGAACCTTGAATGAGATGGCTTCGCCATTCTCTACAAGATTCAGCCAACCCCCATTGTTACCAAAAGATCCTCCCGTTGCAGGAGTCCATAAGCAAATTCCTCTCTGGCCGGCTGCTGCTGATGGTGATTTTTTTATCACGTAATTAGAGCCGTTGTTTACATAAAAAAGGTTTGTTGCTGAGGTTGTTGCTGATATTGATGGTGTTATTGTTGTCCAATTTACGGTTACCCCAGCTGATAGTGGTATCGATTGTACGGTTTGTGTTAATGTCTGTTCTTGTTGTATAGAGTTAACTTTTTTATTCATATAAACATATCCGTTACCAGAAACAGAAAATAGTGTTGTTCCTGATTGTGCGCTTCTGAATAAAATAGCATCAGCATTTGATTTTGCGTTATACAAATATCTCAGATTTCCTGCCAAAGATGAGTACGTTAATAATGATAGTGGAGGATCATAATCTGTATTTTGCGTATATGTATTAAATGATGTTGGAATGTTAAATTGACCCGAAGAATATGATATATTTTTTGTGCTAAATCTAGCAACACCACTCCCAAAATCAAAGACCGTATTCCCTGTAGAATTTGTTGTAAATACCTGCGAGCTATTCATATAGAAATTAAATCCAATGGAGTTAAAATATACAAATTCTGATGTGGATCTAAGTTCCAAATCTGAAGACGGTATGGTAATATTTAATGAACCCGCACTATTAAAGCCAAGTCCGTAATCATCTCCAGTAGCTCCAGTTGCTAGCCATTTAAATCTAGGGGTTGATGAGGAAAATGCGGGGCTTGCAGAATATGAGAATTTACTAAATTCAAGTATATTTCTACCCGCAGTAGCACCATTAGTTGCTATTACGAATTTGGAGTATTGAGGATTTGCAAAAGCATTTGGCGAACTCACAGTACCGCTGTTCATCGATTTATTATCACTAATAACTACCGTATAGTTTATTGGGGTATTTGATGACAGAAAATATCCGTATCTAGATGACAACCCCGCCGATGTTGTTATCGGTCCTTTTATGGAAAAAAGATCCTGAGATTTAAGATTGAATCCATACAATGACCATGCACCGTTACCAAATTGATATACTGAGTTTGAGTTTTCCGAGTTTATCCAAAAATCACCAGAAACAGATGAGGTCACGGTTGGTTGACATGGACCAACAGTCCATATTGTACCTCTCCCTCCAAAATAACCATATGATCCAATAGGTCCAGTTGGGCCTTTAGCACCATCAGGTCCGATGGGTCCGATTCTTCCATATGGTCCACCTCCAGATGTTAGCAGACTTGCAAAATTATAATTTGCCTTATCTGTTAGATTTGACTGGGAGTCGCCATCTTCAATTCTTAATAGTTTTAAATCTGCCATTTTGCTCTTTACTGATCTAATTAGTTATTGTATATATCAAAGAACAAAAGATCCCCCGGATCCTCCTGTTTGTCCATAAGCTCGATAAAAAACTGAGGTATTGCCTCCGGTTACTCCCCTTGCAACAGTAAATTCCACGGTAGCCGCAGCAAAAGGTAAATTTATAACACTGGTTGCATTTCCTGCGGTAGCACCCTTTCCGATATATCTGAATCCATCAGAAAATCCAGGTTGAACCGTATTTGGACTAAAGTGAACATCTATATCTATTGATTGTCCATAATCAAGTCCTCCAGACCCTCCCCATGAGTATTCGTTACCATTGTATATTCCAACACCAATATAAGTATTTGTGGGTACTGATGGATTTAATACTATGGTATTACCATTTTCTAATACAGATGACGTAACAGGTGTTCCTGGTCTTGATATGAGATACCAGTTTACTGTCCTAGCCGATATTACGCTGGTTGCACCAGGTGTAGTTGATGCGTATTGTATTGAGGTCTCGTATTTATTAGTTTTAACCTTTCCTTTAGTATCAATAAAAAATTCCCTCCCACTGGATGACTCTAAACTAACATTGTATACTGAATGAGATAGTGTTTGAAACGTATCACTCATTCTGGATGTTGTTAAACCGGATGATCCGGTTGGTCCACCCGCATAAATATAAGATGATAATGTATTACTATCCAAATTTGCAGTGGCATTTACAGGGGCGGAAATAGATCCAGATCCACCTGTAATATTAATGAATGAACTTATGATATTAAATTGCCCACTTGGAGAATTTATATTAAATCCACCCGTTGAATATATTCCGGATCCAGAAGTAGCTCCGTATAATATGTCAGTTGATAAAGATGATGCTACGTTTAAATTACTAAAGGTGGAGGTAAATCCTCCTGAAGCACCAATAATAAATGCACCTCCAGGAATTTGAAATATCACGGAGTTATCATCCGCATCAAAATTCTTCCATCTGAATAATGGATGTTTAGAATAATCAGCAACTGTTCCGTTCTCAAGATCAGTTCTAGAAAATTCAAGTATTGGGGAATCATTTACGGAGGGATCCGTTGATATCATAAATTTGGAAAGATTCTCGTTAAGAACCCCGGATTCAGGAACCTTGTCAGCTACCACGAAAAGATAATCATCAGGCAATATTCGGTCAAGCATTATCGAAGAGCCAGCAGTAGCACCCGATGTATATGTTGATGGAGAGGATAAAAAAATATTTCCGTCTGCTGCTAGTGTATATCCAGTAAAATTCCATCCGGATTCAGAGAATTCATTAATTTCACCGGATGAACTATTAACCCAAAAATCTCCATCTACGACGGTACTCTGTAGTGGTGTGGTTGGCTGAACGTACCACCTCGATCCTCTTATTCCTGCAGATCCTGATGGACCAACGGGTCCTCTACCTCCTATAGGACCAGCAAATCCAGTTGGTCCAAATAGACCCTGAGATCCCCCATTTGCCTCTATGATTTCATCGAAATTATGATTCAATCTATCTATGACTACTGATTGAGGATCGGTATAGTTTAATGTCTGTATATTGATATTTGGCATATTCTTTTATATCTTAGTTATTCCTAGGTCAAAGAGCAGTGAATAATTATAATTGCTCTCCAGATTATACTCAAAATTATAAATTAAATCCTTATTTTTTGTTAATTTATAATTGATCTCATTGATATATCCCATTTTATATCTATCCGACGATGTTATATCACCTCTTACCATGTAGTTAGGATCCATTAATTTGCCCTCAGTAGTTCCGTTTTTATTTACATAAAGATCAAAAATATTTCCCATATATAAAGGGGATACATTAAGATCTATATAAGTATTAACATCATCATCTATTGAATCAGGACTTCCTACTCCAAAATCAGAAATCATATTATCTATAAATACTTGTTTTATTCCGGAGTTAAGAAGATATCTCCTTAGCATTTTATCTAGCCTTATCGTACCCTTTATTAGATTCGTCTCCTTAAAATATTGCCAAATGATTTCAGCATCAGGAAATATATTAGGATCTATTTTATCATAATCCACACCGGAAAGATATGGTCCAACACTTCCTATACCGGTCCCCGAATTGGTAGGCGATATTTCCTGGACTGATTTTATGTAAGAATCTATAGAATTATTCAGTGCTGCAACGTCGGTATTACCATTAGTTCTAGATATCTGCAGGGTTATGTAATTATCAAAATCAACAGGATCCGGTGTCTTCATTATTTTTGACCCAAAGAAGTTTTTATATTCTTTCATCGATCTTGTACCCGCTACATCAGTATATACTGAGGGCCCAGTAAATTTTTGGTAATAACCAGGATCCCATGAGGAAGAAAATAAATTAAAGTCTTTCTTCCATATAGGTGACTGTCCAACCAATGGATATACAGGTCCCTCCGGTAAATTTTCGCTTAATGATAATATATTGCTATCGGGTGAAACCTTAGCGAACTGTAGATTTCTTGATACACCGAAATATAATTTATTCGGTGCAAAATTACAATTTCTAAATGATAGATCTAAAGCGGTATATCCCGATATTTTATCACTTTTATCACCATCAAAATGTATTACTTTTCTGAATAAAGGTTCATACCCTCCAGAATACCTAAGTAGTGTTGAGGGAAGATCCTGATTTGATTGAATAGTGTAACCTGTAGGTGTATATTGCCCGATTGTTTGTGGACCCCCGTAGAAATCGGTTATCCTTGTACCCTTCCCTTTAACTATCCTTGTCGGTCTATCCAAACGCAGCTGGAAATCATCAGATTTTTCAACAGTGACAGAATTTACTTCATCCCAGACGTAGGTTTTATACAAGATGTATTTAGATCCTCTATTTATTCTTGCTGAGATATCAGCAGCTGTTATTCTTGTTAATATAGAATCATAATAATTCTCACCCCCACCCTTCTGAAAAACAGGATTGCCCCTATATACGGATGCTGGTCCAACAGGGACTGTCACTGGATTGGATGCAGAAAACGGTATCTGAAATGTGTAGTTAGCAGCACCGGTTGCAACCTTTCCGAATTCGATATAATTAGGTCCGACCCCTATGGGCCAAGGATATGTTCCTGATATAGACGGAACATCGAAGCTTCCGATACCGGTTGGACTTGGTCCAGAAACTGCACCAACAGAGTTCTCAGCATAAAATGTGTGTATTTCCTCTCTAAGATCAGTATCATATGTACTACTAGGTATATAATTTATTATACCTGGGCTTCTTGATGTATCTACTATGCTACCTGAAGAAAGCGATAGATCTAGAGCTGAGCTTAACTTTATGTCCGCCATCTCATAATATTTTTCACCAACGGATAACGGATTTCTTAATTTTTCCTTATTACTTAATGAATACAATAGTGTATAATCAAGAACAGGTGATCCACCGGTTCCACCTGTCCCACCTGTCCCACCTGTCCCACCGGTTCCACCCGTATATCCTATTGGTAAAGATTTATAATCACCCATCAAAACATCACAAACAAATAGTATGAATTTCTGCTGTTGATTTTCTATTATTTCATATCGAACAGGATCCTGTATTGTGGAGTCATTCTCGTCTATTGGCCTTAATATAGCAGCAAATTTATAATCCTCATATCCTCTGTATTTAGGAATATATTTATCTGCAGAATTTGAATAAGCATCCGAGATATTTGATCTTTTCCTTAAAGTAACCTTTACTCCTCTAAATAGAGTCTCGTAATATCCATCCGATTTATTATATTTAAACGGTGTAAATAATTCTTTTGTATATGAGGTATTATCAACATATTGTGATTCATAATCGGACGGTTCCACTGTAAAATATGAATTAAGGTACAGGTAATCCGAAGGATCTGCACTTCTAGCTTTATCCAAATCTATCTTTCCCGGAAGATAACTATTTTGATTCTGCATCTGATCTACAGGAAATCCTACGGGCGGCTGTTCCAATAAGAACCACTCATGCGTAACATATCTTGAGTCAGGAACGTTCTTATCCAAACTAGGTGAAAAATTTGTCGGAGAGAATGCAGGGCTAACATTAAGTCTATAATTGTTACCCCTAGAATCTGTACCTGAAGTATATGCCCATTTATTTATAAAAGGAACTATTCTGGAAACATTGGCTCTCTCCGCGGTATAATTTTCCTGCAAATATTCATACTCGGTGTCTAATTTACCCCTGTTAAATATTTGCAATTTGGATGCTGTGTCAGCTAGAGTATTTGGTGTTAAACTCTGTATACCTATGAATCCATTAAAAGCATCTAAATCCCCATTATAGCCTATCTGTGAATAATTTAAAGCGGAAGGATCATAGTCAATATCTGAATACTGAGCTGGTATAACTATAAGATCCTTGAATAAATTAGGATTAGCATCAGTAAAGGATGTATATCCGGTAGCACCATAAAATATGTTTCCCTGGTCATATAGGGATCCTGCATAATTTATTTGACCCTGTTTTATTACGTATGGTATATTTTTTACTATTGTATTTGCTACATCTGGCTGTAGTTGAAAGTATTTATACGTTTCCGCTGTTGGTGTATATCCATAAGCAGAACTCCAAAAGTCAAAATCAAATTCCTTAGAATCAAAGAATGTAAATACTCCTATTTTTAAATCGGGGGTTTTATATGTATTAAAAGAATTATCCGATCCTAGCTCAACAATAGGTGTAAATGGAGTGTTAAGACGGTTAGTCGAGGTTACTACCGATTCACCGATATTAGCTACCCTAAGATATGTAAAATCATCAAACCCTATTATTTTTCTTGTTACTGAATCCAGTTTGGGTAAATCAACATATTTGGTAACACTAGTAATAATAGAATATCCCGCAGTGGTTTTGATGTAATATCCAGGTTCCACTAATCCATCATATTCCGCAGGGAATATTATCCTATTGTTAATGCTCCTAGTACCCCCCTCAAAATAAACCGCACTGCCTATAGCGGAGGCATCGGTACCATTTATTTTAAGGTATCCCGGATTAGAAAATGTCATATAATGAGTCCATCCAGCAGCAGCATCGGGATTGCTATTAAAGCTACCCTGGGCTGGAGCTGATATATTTGAGCTTGTCTGATAGTAATTGCCATTATAGATAACTATCTCGTTTATAGAATAAGACAATGAGTTTGACCAATTACCTCTAAATAACGAAACAAAAGCTGCATAATCATCGAAAACACTAATGGAATAGTCCGTATTCCCGTATATTCCTGAATCGTTTAATCTTATGATTGTGGAATTCAAATTAACCCCAGTTTCCCATGTTGAATAATTAACTTCATCCAATAGATTGGATAATGATGTAGCTATCTCCTCGTATGTACCATCCTTTGCATTAAAATAATAGTCAGATCCGGTAGAATAATATGAACCTGCTACCCATACCAGTGACGAAGAAAAATCATCAGCAGTAACAATATCATACCTTTTTGATCCCTCCTTCTTTTTACCATTGGGCCAATATATCTTAAATGTTAATGGTGTATTGAGATCATAGTTCTTAGTAAATTCTATTTCACAATATGCTTTACCCGCTGATGTAGCTCTTGTTCCTGGTATTGTTCCAACTTTCTTATCCGTCCCGGTGAAATTAAGTAGGTCGACATTCATGTCCTGCAGAAGAACGTTACCCGATGCTGCTCCCGAAGATCCATATATAACAAATCCACCGGTAGCTGGATCAAATGGTCCATAAGAAACATCCGGTATTGGATTGTTGGCCGAATCAAATAAAGCAAGATCCTTAGCCCTACCTAGGTTGTAAAAATTGTCATATTTATCGGTCAGATAGAATACCTTATTGCTATCCAAATTATTAACGTCCCAAGATCCAGGAAGATACCCGCTAGCACCCTCATAGAATAATCTGACCCCGTTAGAAGCAGTTACACCATATGTGGTATTGTCATAATAATATCCAAATGAATTTCTGGATGGCTTAGGTAAATCATTATTACCCGGCATGTTTCTATATTCGTAAAATGCATTACCATCCAATCTCAGTGATGCCATATCATTTCTGGATACATAGAATCCCATGTATCTATTTATGGTATACATATCGGAGTCATCATCATCAAACAGGAATTCCATATTAAGAAGATTCGGACAAATCATACCATTTCTAGAAAATCCAGATGTTACATAGGATTCGAAATCCATCATTTTATCCGATGAATCTCCTGAATAATACGTGGATAATATTTCACCCTTCCTTGTATAGATACCATCCTTAACGGAAACACCATTGAAATAGGTGTATGCATTAGGGCCAAAGCTAACGTCTATAGGGGATTTAGAGAATTGAGGGTTATTAAATACTGATCTAATATATTTTCCTATCTTTGTATTTTCCCTAATATCGAATGTTTTAACTATGGTAAGATTTGGTAATATTTTTTGTGTAAACAATGTGTTTATATCATTACTCTCTTCAAGATATTCTAGCTCGTTGTAGATAACAACTCTACCAACACCACTCATTATTGTATATGTATTATATACGCTATTACCGGTAAATATATCACCACTACCTAAAACTATATCGTTACCTGAAGGGTCCTTACCGTATATTATCTTAAAATCTTCCTCGCTATAATAATCCTTGACTATCTTGTAATTAATGCCTGGAGATATCGTGGTATAATTCTTTGAATATGGATAAGCAATCGGTCCAGGAACTTTAAATATAACAAAATAGTCTGGTATCTCGTTTTTTATCCACAGTGGTGCAAAATAGCTAAATGATTCACCGTAATTTTTATCCGCTAGTGGTGATGCTCCACTTGCATAATAGAAATCATATTGTTCAGAATACTCCTTAACTATCTGTCTTGCACCTTTGGTAAATTCACCTACCTGAAAGATAGTATTATAAGGGGTTTGTCCTTTATCAAAGAAGTTGAATAGGTCAAGAGAAAAGCTATTCTCCCCCGTAATATTAAATGCCTTAAATCTATTATCACTTAATGTTTGGTTAACACTCATGGAATTGAAATTAACCTCACCATTAGAATCAACGGTTATTCTAAAATTCCCGGTTAATTTGGGATTTGTTCTTATAACTGAAAATGATGAATTATAATCAAAAAGCTTTGCTCCGGACATATATTGTTTTTATAAAAATTTATTTTACCAATTAAACTGAACTAAGTCCACTGTCAAAGTTGGGTGCAACAAGAGTATCGTTCTTATATGATCCGCTGATCTGTACGTCAAATGAGAATGTATCCTCATTCTGGACCTGAATATCCACACCAATTTTCTTAGCGTATGTTATGTTTGTAAGATTCCCTGATTTTCTGAATCCACCGATATATCCAGCTTTATCCACCGCTCTAAATTGAAAAACAAGAGGTATATTAATAGCATTTGAATCACCCTCCATAAGGGTTCTCGTCGAAAGGGATGTTGTTCCCTGTACTTGCGTTGATGTTCCTGATGCTGGACCTAAGTAAAGATATGATCCGCAGGAGAATTTACCAATTAGATATTCGTCATTTGAAGTGAACCCAAGTTTATCCGGATACATGGTGTCAAATATAGCTGCAGTTGCACCGGTTGCAAATGTATCTGGTGTTCTATATTGTTGTTGCACCCAATAGTAATCTAACGTGGTATCACCCCAGAAAGTCTGTGTGTGTCTAAATGGTGGATACACCTTACCATTAGTAGCAAATGGTTTAACTAATGTTGCATAATCAACAAAAGACGATGCGTTGCCAACTGAAATTAGATATGGGTGTGTCTTATCTATACAGAATTCTGATATGAGGCCTCCCCCATTAGGAGCTGTCCCTGTATATGTACCGTTCCATACACTCGAATTTGCTGCTCCTGTAACAGTTAAGTAATCTGCTGTTTGAGTAGGATCATAAGGGATCATTATCGTACCATTCTGTGGGTATGTTCCAGCTATACCAAAATTAGTTACACTTAACTGTCCATCGTATGTATATGATGTTGACGATACTGCAGAAAAACTTGAACCCAAGCTTTCCCCTGTGTAAAGCTGCTGATCATATCCAACAGTTCTGTATCTAGGGTATATGAACTGGGAATATGAGCTAACTGATGCAAATGGTGGGGCTTGTCTAAAGTAAGTATTATCAACAATCGACGTATCAGCTAATACTAGAGACGATATTGATATAGGGCAATCCCCGTATCTAAGATTGCTGTCATATCCCACTGGATAAGACTGAGGGGTTATGGCAAATGGCACTTTCTGTGAAAGTCCGCCTGGCATAGTTGATGCCAATTCAACCGATGATGCCTTACCATTATAAAGTTGTATGCTATACGTAAACGAAGCAATCTTACCAGCATCAGCTGCAAGAGGATCCGAAAATATGTCGCTATAGAAACCAGAAACTATTTTAACAGTTGATCCTCTAGAAACCTTAATCTTATTGCTGCTTGAATCCACTATGTAAACTTCAAGTACACCCTTAGCTGTAGATATTTGTGCAGAAAGATTAGCTATTTGATTCTGAAGCTCCGTTAATTTATCAAATAAATTTATTACTGTTCCTGCGCTATTATAAAACCCGCTCGCTATACCAATTGAGTCGTGATAATATGTATTATCACCGGAAGTAAACTGTTGCGATAAATGGGCTGGTAATCCTTGGGCATCAAGGGTTCTTTGAACTTTAACTACCGCTGCATCCTCATTGTTCTGTTTAAGAGTATCAGAAACACCATCAACACTAAGATTATCGGGGAAGGATATAGTAACAGATTGAGAATATTCAGAGGTCAGAGGATTTTCTGGCCAGCCAGCTTCTGATATTGATGCGATCTGAATCTCAACTTTTTCTCCCTTTGTTATAGGGATATCAAGCTGGTTTATATTCTGAACATTAGCATCAGATGTCTGTTCATCAGCCCAAACATATACACCTCTAGTTGTATCATAAACTTTCTTTCTAATATCCGTTTTATATTCCGTCCAATTAGAAAATGCAGCATTTTTGGCAGCACCATCATTATCGATAAACTCTATCTGCTCGGATGGTTGCGATGAACCGCTATCGTTTAGATATCTGTATTTAACAGAGAATTGTATAACCTGTTGAGGTCCTGAACCTGGCTCAACTTTGGGAGCAGGAAATGGCCAAAATCCCCTAACCCTATATTTTGCTGGTGTAATTATTTGTGGTACATCTTGTACTAAAACACTAACTTCATCAACTAAAGATGCATAAAGCTGAGCTTTTTTGGTTCTTTCGTCTATTAAATTATTAAGATTAGCTCTGATGGAAGCTACATTAATACCTCTAGGTGATGTTAATGGACTTTCAACAAGATAAGCTAATCTTCTCGTTCCAAAAAATCCTCTTCCGCTAAAGTCATCATCCCCTCTCCCGGTAAATCTCGAAGGTGCTGAATAGGTATCAGATCTTGATAAGCCTGTATTTAATTGTAATCTAGCGTCATTTATTGATTCATCGAGTGCATCAATCTCACTTTTTAGTGTAGTTTTAATGTTAAGCTTATCAGAAACAACTTTAATCGATGTTGATTGAGTTACCTGTTTGTTTATCTGTACGACCTTAAAACTACTATCAGTAAGAAGGGGAGCATCTGGTTCGAGTCCCTGTATTGCTGGGATCTTATTCTCCTTGGCAGCACCAAGAAAAACTTTACCCAAATCTGCAACCTCAGTTAGATAATATTTCTCCAGGGTTACTAATTCACCGCTTGAATTTTTTGTCTGCAATTCATTACTCCAGAAAACAACCCCCGTTGACCAACTTGCGCTAACTATATTAAAATTATCATCTATCGTTTTAAAGAAAACTCCTTGTCTCTCATTATAACCAACATTTACTTGGACAAATCTAGGTCCGAAATCTGTTGATGATATGGATAAAGAGTTTACTCCTATCTGAATAGGTTGATATCCTGAAATCCTTTTCGCCTGAAATGATGCCTGATCCCTATCAATAGATGTTATCTGATATAAGCTTCCGTCTTGCGTAGCAACTTGATCATTAACATTTAATGATTTTCCATCCTTAACATCGGTAAGTGTATCCGTATAATTTAACTTGTCCAGTTTATAATTTCTTCTTAATTCCTGAACGGTAGCACCATTCTGATCCGTTACTGAAACGGTATCATCATAATAGCTAAGAACACTGAAATTACCAATATATCGGATTGTTCTTAGTGGCAATTGTATTATATCCTCATCAACAAAGTAAGGTATACCATTATCGGATAAAGCCTGTATATACTGATCGTAGGTTAAATCATTCCTTCCCTTAAGCTCTCTGTCAAAATAAGCTTTTTGTGTTTCTGTTGTAGTGTTTGCTATTATTCTCTTAACCACTATTCTATCAGCAGCATCTACTATCTGTCCAGTTACATTTATATTAATATAAAGCAATGGGCTTAGAAAGCTTTCAAAAAACCAATTATCCTTAACACTAAAAGTGCTAGGTACACCTAAGTTGGTTAGAGGTCTGGGTTCTCTTAGTATATCATATTTAAAAACTTGGGAATAAGTGCCATCAGGATTTCTAACAGTAGCTGAGGTATCCCCTATTCCAGCAAGTGATTTTATATTATTGTCTAATCTTTGAATCTCCCCTCTTAGAAATCCATAGGAAGGTATATTTGCGTTCTTTGGTAATCCCTGCTCATCCAGGACTTCTATACTTACAGTATTATTAGTAGAAACAGCAACTTCGTTTAATCCATTGATTATCTCTAATGAATTTTTCTGCAGTCTTAAAAACTGTGCTACTAAAGAACTTATTGAATTTTGTGTTCCTGCCATTTCCTTTGGTTATTTAATTTTATTAATTGTTGGTTAAGCTTTTACCTATCATATCAACCTGGAATTCTAAATTGTTTTCATCGATACAAACTATATCCAAAACTGGCTTATATCCTTGTGTTTTAAACATATCATCATCCAGAGTGATTATAGTAGTTGAATAACTAACAGTACTTGGATTAGAAATTGGATATTTACCCTGTGAATTTGTTAATATGTTAATGAAGTATTCACCAGGATAGACTATATCACCAAATGATAATCTAAACCTCTGTCCATTCTTCCAGTTTGCTGGATTATCATTTATTCTTATGGTTAAGTCACCCGTTAACGTTAATGGATTTTCGTTGTTTACGTGTTTAAAGTAATTAGAGAATCTGAGTAGATTTATTTCATTATTACCATTTTGTGTAAGCGTTCCTTTACCCATATCGTTACCGATGGTAAAATCTTGATTTATACTATTAACAGTAACCTCGTTAGGAGTTGATCTATCTAGAGAAATTCCACTTCCTTGTTTGAAAAGATCCAAATTATAGGACACCTCCACGCTCGTCTTGTTATTGATTATGGCTCTAACCATATCATAATTCTGATTGATAAGACCCATTATGGAATGTGTGTTATTAAATAAAGCCTGATTTGCTGCCAATGTTTGTTCCAGTCCCGTTATTCTTCTATCTAAATTAGCTGAGGTTTGAGACGAAAGCGTTATATTCTCCAAATTAGTGACTCTATCGCTCAGATTGATGAAATCAACTGAGGCATTGTTTAAGGTTGCGCTAGCGTCTTGTAACACGTTCATAGCGTCCATAAACATGGATAAAGAGAAGGGAGAGTAGTCATTTATAGCTTGCTCTACCCCAGTTTGATCTATATCGGTATCAAATTTTAAATTTATCTTAAATCCGTATGAATTACCATTTAATTTAGTAACCGGATTAGGTCTATGCTTCGGTAGTCTAGGGATAAAGATGTCACCGCTAGATGTATTGACATCGTCTAGGAATAAAACACCATATAAGTTCGTAGCTACATCAGTAGGAATAGCAGGGTCGTATACATCATAATAGATTAATACCGCGTTAAACGCAAAGTCTGAGGAACCTGCGGTAGAGTTAAACTCCTCCAACGTAGATATACTAGGATCAGATATTATACCCTGGTATGAATTAGGATTGAAATCAATACCTATCGAATCAAGCTTACTTCTGATGTACGTTAAACTATTAGAATTATCAGTCTTTGTTAGAATGTAATTGGAAGGATCGACAAAAGATGAGTCAGTAAAATATGTGTTTGCAGTATCTCTTGGAGAATACCAATTACCCGCTATTGTTGAGGCACTAACACCTGTATCGATATACGATGCAGTAGGTACACCAAGAACATCATCATCGAAAATTGCTAGATTTGTTAATCCGCTTGGATTTGTCTCGTCATAGTTTCTTCCAACCAGATATTCATCATTCAGAGGATTATTAGGATTGTTTGTCCATTGATAATCCGGATAATAGTTTTTATCGGCAATATTCTTAAATAGAACATATGGTGTATTACCATCTTTTGTCGGAACGTAAACATAAACCTCAGAATAAGTGTTGGTGGAGTTTTTTACCGAGTTTACTATATCAAGATTACCGACATATTGGACTACTCTACTATAATAACCACCAGTCATTCCATATGCTCCAGTTGTTCCAGCTGGTGCATCTCCCTCAGCATATCTCTTTTGCGTAACTGGTAAACCATTAACAGTAGTAACGGTTGTTTGATCCAATGTAGGAACAACCTCATCGGAATTAGCTCCTCTAAATCTTATTGCTCCGAGCTCTCTAAGCCATTTAAAGAAAATTCTTTCCGATACGTTTTGCTTTAGTGTTGAGTCATATTCATCCGTTGCCGTTATTGTTGACTCCAGATTTAAACAATAACTCTGAAAACTTTGTGAGAAATCGATATTACCGTCACCAGTTATTATATTCCCTGTTGCATTAGCCCAATCAAGAAATGCACCGTCAGGTCCATTCAATCTTATGAAATTATCCTCAGATCCGTTTGATGTGTTGTTTATATCAGGAAGATTCAAAAGAGCAAACTTCGAGAATCTAAATTTATTAACCGAATTATTGAATGTGAAAGAAAGATCTTCCGCTGAAGACGTGAATGTGTAGAATGTACCACCCTGAACTTGTAAAGGTCTTATAAATGGTGTTTTTGCCATCGATTTCTATTTATTTTATTATACCGTAATATTGGTTGATGCCAGTACTATCCAAGAACCGTTCTGTGTTGCTTGTCCCTGTCCAACTCTAGGTTCCCATTGTAAAGTTACAGATGATCTGTATGACTTATTCTGGCTTACACTTAAACCACTAGTTGAATATCCACCATATAATGCAGCATTATTAAATCCGGTGTAGTATGAAGTAGATCCAGTAACTCCAGTATAGATATAACCAGTAGCAGCAGAAGTATTAACAATAGTAACTCTAGTTCCTTGTGGTATATTTGGTAATGTTCCACCGACGGGTGAAGTTCCATCAACAACCTTCATATAGAATCCAGTAGGTCCGCAATTTGCATAGAGCACATCCTCCAATCCAGTTATAGCATAGGGTGAATTAATTGATGTTAATACTCCCCCACCTCCAATGCCTGATGCATTTGAAGGGAATGGTGTACCAGCAGTTCCTGATGCATACGTTGTGTTCTGACTTATTACATGTCCCTGAACACCAAGTACGTTAGCTGAATTAAAGGTTGTTCTCGCGTTAAAAGAAGCTGTACCACCAACAACAAATACTGATTGACCTCCGAATGTCACAACGGAATTTGCATTTAGAGCTCCAGAAGCTGTGAATGTTGTTGTTTGCACATCAGTAAAGGAAGCAGCACCTAAAGCACTTAATGATGCTAGGGAAGCTCCAGTTGATGGCAGTGAGATTGAATCGAATTTACCGATCTTTGCCTGTACCCTTCCTGTGGAAGCGTTAGATAGATTAATAATACCATTTACGGTATCAATTCCAAACCCGGTTACGTAACCATTTATCCAGTTTTGTAATATCAAAAAGTTTGAGTTAAGGGTTACTCTAGATCCAGATATCGAATCTGATCCTAAAATTTCATTAATGTTTACAGTTGCCATTTTTCTTTTTATTTGTTTTTTAAAGCGAAATATATATCATCGTCACAGACAACACTTAAATATGGAAGGACAAAAAATCAAACCTCACAAAAAACGCTTTATTGATATATCTTTAAGCGCAAAATCATTGATTTATTCCGATAAAAATCCAGAAAATACCAATAATTTTTTTAACAAATCCAATAATCACCCGAATTGTATTAAATCGGAGCATTACCACCCAAAAATAAAATAATAATATGGCAAACAGAAAGAAGAGAATCGCTGACGAAGAGTTTTACGAAACATTCCCATCCGGACATCAACACCAAAATGGGTCAAGGTTTGATCTGCAGAAATTGAGGCTAGATTATAAGTATAAAAATGAAAGTCAGAAAAATCTTATGAATCTAATAAATGACAATAAAATAACAATAGCAGCAGGTCCAGCAGGAACAGGCAAAACATATCTTGCATGTGCTCAGGCTTTAAAACTTTTAAAAAGTGATTCCAGGTTTAAAAAAATAATTCTTGTTAAAAGTGTAACTGTTCTTGAAGGCGAAGAAGTTGGATTTCTAAAAGGGGACCTTAAAGAAAAGATGTTGCCATTCACCATTTCATTTCTAGATAACTTTCAAAAAATTATTGGCGAGGGATTAACTCAGATTATGCTGGATCAGGGATTTATTGAAGTTTTACCGCTAGCTTATATTAGAGGAAGATCGATAGACAACGCAATCATTATTGTTGATGAAGCTCAGAATATAACTCAGAAAAATATGAGATCAACAATGACAAGAATCGGTACAGATACCAAAATGATCATTACGGGTGACACCAAGCAGATCGATATGAAGAACACTAAACTCTCATCATTAGATCTGGTAGTTAAGCTGTTCGAAAACAAAGAAGACATCGGAACGATGAGCTTTAGTATCAATGATATTGTTAGAGATCCGATTGTGAAATTAATCGAAGAAACATTCGATGAATGGGAAGATAATTACAAAACAACCAAATAAAAATTAAAAAGAACGGATTAAGAAATTAATCCGTTCTAAATGTTGCATCAGGGTTATTAGGTATAACAACTTCGGATCCAAATTGAGGCTGTTCTCCTCTGAATATTTTTTCCTGCTCAATCAACATATCCTTATCAAGTTTCTGTGCTTGATAATCCCTTCCATAGAAAGGTTCTGGTTGCCCATAATCAAACGAATCAACTTCATCAGGATTCTTATCATCAGGTCTTTTAATCTTGTGGTCAATAACCTCAATATAACCAGGTTTAGTTGTCATATAGACATTGCCCATCGAATCCTCCACACTATTGTATATTGTGTAATTACCAGCAATGCTAAATGTGTATATAAAATAAGGGCTTCCCTTTACATTTAGTAACTCATCTCCAGTTTTAGAATCACTTAATATCCAATTATTATTTTGTTTTCCGTATAGGTTTGAAGCGTAATTATTAAATACCACCGTCGATAAAATTGGTACCTGCATACCCATATCTGTTGAATGCACATCGCACCATGTCCAAGTTCCCGATCCAGCTCTAGAAATAATATTACCCAGATTGATACCTAGTTCAGGTTGATATTGTTCTGTTAGCAATGAGAATGCTGATTTTGGGTTAGATTGATAATAACCACTCCCAGTAACTCCTGTTCTATTTACAGCGTTTATAAATAGATTACCATCGACATCGCAATTAGCAGAAAACGCATCGAGCTGAACGGTATGGTTATATCCGCCAGTTCCTCCAAAATTTATGCTATCTAATATTTTTCCACTGCGATTTGTCTTTATAATATTAGTTCCAGTAACACCGGCAGCACCCAATGAAATTCCATATATCATGTAATATTGATCGTCAAGTATTGGTCCGCTGGAATTAAGGTTCATGTAACTTGTATTCTCAAAATCCAGATCGACAGCAAACATTGATTTGGAAACAGCCTGCTCCGTTATATTTGCGGTTAGCAAATATGTGGTTCCTGTTGATCCAGCTACAAAGGCATTACCAAAATAGCTTCCTGATCCGCCGAATATGGTTGTAACGTAATATGTGGAATCATCCTTACTAGCTGCTGGTAAATTATATGCACCACCCGAATACCCATCGGATATTAGAGCTCCAGTTACACCAACACCGTCCTTATTCATTATTATATAATAAGGTCTATCCGATCCTGTCGCTGATATCTCGATTCCCCCCATAGTAAATGATCTATCAACATATCCAGTCACTAAAGTTGTATTATCTCCTCTTAGAGATTTTACAGATCCTATTTGACCGCTAGCAATTTTGAAAGCTCCGACTGGTGTGAAGTTAAGACTCTCCGATGTTATGGTAGATAATAGAGAAAAATCATCAACCGATAATCTAACATACGAGAATACAGTATCCTGGTTAAATGCATAGAGTGTATTTCTATTGCTCTGTGCAATATAATCGGTCGTAAAAAATCCATCATTTGTTCTATTCCACAGATTTTTCAGAGTTGCAAATCCTCCAAGCGGATTTCCGCCCATACTATTCCAGTTCTCATCATTTTTTATACCTAGATTTATAGAATACCTAGTAACATCCAGTTTTATTTGTTTATCATCATCACCATCTGAATGACGCATAACTGATGCTCTTGGGAAATGTCTAAATCCGGTGGTTCTAAAATACTTACGTGCCGCGGAATTGTAGTCAGCATAATTTATTAACGGTGCCAATGAAGATACACCACCAAGATCACCATTTATTTTAGTAACAAATAGGCCTATGGATTGGACATCTTTTTTTATACCGGCTTCCCATTGATTTAGGGTATCCGTCATATATTGCAGATTCCTTACCATCGGATAGGTATCCGGCGTATAATCATATCCGCTAATAGCGAATGCAGTACCGACGCTCAAATTTCCAATGGCCCCAGTAGCTCCTGACATGTATGTAACGTTGAATTTTAGCCCACCCGAGAATGCTGATATCCGATCAATTCTATAATAAGCCAAAGCGGGAGAGTATGAATATAGGCTCAGTGTATTTCCGGTTACAAGCGCATCAAGTTCCGTAGTGAGATTAGCAGAGGAATCGGAAGTGTAATTTAATGATATGTATGTTACATCCTCATATAGTCCAGAAGAATTTAATGTCTGCGTGTCAAAATTACCGGAAGATGGTGTATTCACTGTATTATCAAATAACCAGTCATCACTAAATGTAGTTACCGGTGATGTTGGATCATATATCCACGAATATGATCCGGATGTTAATCCAGTTATATAAGGATTGGTTACCCCTATAGGTGCTCCTGTAGGACCTCCCTCAAAAGTATCATTTAGCAATTCGATTGAATCCCATACATAATCACCATTTTCTATAAATCTTTTAAATTGTCCAGTAGCAATAATTGAGGATCCGTCCGGGGAAGGTGCCAGATCTTCAATTGTTGTGAAATAACCTCTGAAAGGGAGAATTGAATCAACTATCCCTTTTTCGTTATAGCAAGTTATAAATCCCATTGATTGAGCACCAGTGGAAGTGTTAGAACCGCCAACGCCCGATCTGCCACCTAATGTTGGATTTTGATTTGATATTGAAGCTACATCATTGTTGTTATAGTAACCAAAGTTTGCATTTGTATTTCCTGATATGTACCCACCAACATAGTACTTGGTACCAAATTGTGTTTTTATACTTGCTGATGAGGTTATGGCAATATTTCCAGTACCCCCATAAGAGTCGATTGCTCCTATCACTATATTATCAGCCCAATCATAATCAGCTATCGATTCCACTAAAACTTCCTCCTCATATGATGGAATTGGCCAATTATCCCAATATGGTTGTTTACCAGCCTTACCATCAGCAATATCACTAAGTTCCGTAGTTAGAAATAGGTTTCTTGGATCTAGTCCTGGAAATTTATACTTTAGAAACCCATCCTGGTATGTTCTCCATTCCGGGTAAGACCATGTGTATTTATTGATCTTGGGAATAGCTGGATTTATTTCTGGTTGATCTGGTGTGTAGTATGTAAAGTTCCATCCCGTTGCACCCTCATATTTGGATGATCCATAAACATGAGGAATGTCATAGTCAAAATCAGAAAGATAATTGTAACAAAGAACCCAGAGTCCATCCTCATAAACAACCGAGCTGTTCTGTGTTATGTTGTATTCAACTAGTTTTATATCCAGAACATTATCATTGGCGATACCACCAGTTGCTGATGTGTATTGTGTGTAATTCACTCCGTTGAAATGCCAAAGACCCGTACCGCTATTTAGCTCACCATCCCCGGAAGAATAAAATACGTGCCCGTTCGGTCTGGATTTAACTTTGGTAACGGGACCTGTAGCTATGGGGTAATTGTAGAATTCGGTTCCATCAAAGAATGATAGACCAACGTCCGTTCCTATCCATAGATTTCCATCCTCGTCAAGGTCAATAGAATAAACGTTATCTGATATTATCCCACTGGTCTTTGTGTTATAAACCTGAGCTTGTTTTATTATCTCAAATCCACCCAAAAGAGTCTCCTTCTCCAATGTACCCTGCGGTATTGTAAAAAGACCCTCCGATGTTGCAACATAATAGAAGTAATTCTTACCATCATACCCTTTAGCTATCGTATCATATATATGGGGCCAGATGTACTCAGGAACAGTTTCTTTCCACTCCTCATTTTCAATTAGATAATGGAAAAGTCTACCGCCAGTAACGCCATTTATTTGAGTGTATCCGGTAGTTCCTGTTCCACCTATACCATTAAGTGGTGTAGCAAAAGCAAGAATGTCATCCCCGTATGGACAAGCATAAATATGTGAGATTTCCTGTGGTTCAGTAAAACTACCAAGATCAGAAAATGTCCAACTATCACCTATACTAACATCATTGCTATCAATATAGAAAACCGCATTTTCATTAAGTCCCGATGTTGGTCCTTCCGCACATCCAACCCATACTCTATCAGCAGGATCTATTGATATTGATCTTGTATCTAAGAAATAAGGTGCACCACTAGGAACTGCAGAATTTGTATAATTATAGTATTCCCATGTATTTCCATCGAATCTTCTTAAATCCTGACCAGATCCCCAAACATAGAATTCCGAGTCCACGTCAATCTGATTCATTATTAAATAGTAGCTTGCCATCTATATCTTTAGTTTACTTTTTGTTTTTATTATACGGATCCGCCTATTCTCCACCCTCTTAAATAATTAGCCTTCGTTACAAAAGAAGAAGGAAGTCCACAATTTGACTTGAATCCGAGCCAGGAAATCCAGGAAGCAATATCACTCTTAAAAGATCCTAATACTGATGTTAATTTTCTGTCACTAGTAAAGTAACCTTGTCCCTCAACACCAGCCGCCCAGCCGGGTCCCCAACTAATACTAACAGATGCTATATTCTCTGAATCTAAAACTGTTCCTGTATTTTCAACTGCAGGGTCTTTAACATAAAACCTGATGCCCGGAAAATTTGCAGCGTCATATTGTTTTGCTGCATTATTTGAAGCACCACCGTTTTCGTAGGCAGCAAAATACGGGGACTGTTCAAATCCAATAAAATCGGATAATTTATTAGTACTACCTATTAATCCTAAAGCCGTGTTAAATATAGAAACCAATCCTGTACCAGTTCCATAAGCGGTATCCTGTGCGGTAATAAGCCAAACATCCGGCGTATTACCAGCACTATCAGAATCGGAGAGCGTAACATTAAAGCTGTACGCTACCGCATTTTCAGTTGCAATTTGTATTGTTACATCCACGGTTATATCACTAACACCAAATTTATCATCAAAAAATTTAGAGCTAGGTACACATGGTCCGTGTGCTGTTCCTCCCGCTCCATATCCACCATCAAACTTATATGAGCCCGCATCAAGATTAACTGATGCCTCCACGGAGGCTAGATTTACTCTCGGAATTTTTCCTGATGTAAATCCACCGTTCTCTATGTATTTTGAGGAAGTTGTTAAATAATATTTATTTGACATATATTCATTTATAGCACCATTAGACCATTCTCTATTTCCCGTTTTAGCGCCAGTCAATAGTCCTCCCTGCGGATAATCCGTTATATAAAATGTATCGTTCAGGTTTGTGTTTATAAATCCAGTGGTAATATAATTTCCAAGATCTATTTTTGAATCAGGTGTATATGAAGCACCAGCAAGTGTTAATGAAGCTCCCGAAAATATAATCTTGGTTGAAATAATCCCAAATGTTTGCCCTGCGTATTGGCTTTGGAGTATATCATCATTGTTTGGGTAATAGTTGCAATACTCATTTGTTGAATGAAAATATAAGTTATCCCACATCTGTCCAGAATGGCTGCCATTCTGATCTATCTTAAGAACAACATTACTACCACCTAAACCTATGGCTGTCGAGTTGGCACTCAAAACACTACAGGTGTAATAAGGACCGGTTATAGGATAATATGGATTGTCATTATAATTTATATCCTCGTAGGGTCCATATTTATAAAATGTAACATTGGTTGCTGTATTAGCGTTATTACCAACGTTGCTTGTTACCGATAATGTTGCAGTTCCTATATATGTTGAGCCAGGAAGTCCAGTGTATAATCCTGTCAGAGTATACCAATCGGGGTAGGGACCAGTAACGGAGTCCAGTGAAGAACCCGATGTTGCTCCTAATCCAGGTATTGACCAATTATATGAAGCATATCCACTACCAGTTAACCCAATACTCTGATAAATAACGTTGACATCCATCGAGGTAGAATTTGGTGTAGCAGTAATTTGTGCTGTCATAACCTCAGGATAAACCACAATTATATTGGTTTTATTGGCTGCACCAGTAACACCCGCTGCATCGGTAACAAGTAGTGAGGTATTATATCCCAATGCATTCGTACTATTGTACTTTATTGCAGGTCCGTAGGATGTCCCACCTGTTGGTGTTCCACCAATAAAAAGCCAATCCCTGGAGACTATGTTTCCTATACTTTGATCAAAATAATAAACTGTGTCTCCTTGATTTACACCTATCTGAATATCTGCCATTTTTTAATGATTGATTGCTTCCTTATATATCACAGATCAGAAGGTCTTAAAATTATAGTTGTGTTCGCATCACCTTGGCATAAAGAATTGCCTGTACGTAGTTGTATGTGTTACTTTGCGGATCAATCCCAGAAAAATCCACATCCCAAGGGAGTTGGTTTATATAATCTCCCTTATAGAAACATCTTCCACCCATGTTGTCGGTTACTCCAGCATTATGCATTATTTTATGAAGATTCCATTCATGACATCCCCATGAAGATCCCCAGCTGAATCCAAGTTCAGGCGATAACCTGACCTGATGCCCAGTCTTTAGTCCACACCATAACACTGCCCACATATCAGCACACCATTTTTGAATGGGATTATATGTATTTAGCTCCTCCCCTGTTAATGTTGGTCTCTCTGCCATCTCTGCATCAAGCATATATTTATAAAGATCCAGAGAAACGAATTTAACATCTCTCCAGAAAAGATGATCTATGCCTTTCATAAGATATTGGGCACCACCAGAGTTTGCATTATTTTCCTCAACAAGTTCTCTAGAAACACCAGCTATATTACACATGTCGGTGAGTAACTTATCAGATTTACTTTTTATGTAATCGGATCCAATATAAGAAATAGTATCGCTGAGATACCAAAAATCATCATCATTTAGCAAATTAAAATCGGGTAGCTCTCTAAATATTATATCGGAGTCATGATAGAATATTATCTCGTTAGACAATTCTGGATATTTAAAGAAGTGTTGTTCCAGAACGTCCGGTCTTAATATAGGAATATATCCATAATTTTCGCTCACAGTTTTCTGGTAAAAGAAAAATCTAATAAATGGATATTTCTGAGCTAATTTTAAGCCCTCGTCAGATGGTGTTTCGTCATACGCAAATAGGATTTCTATCCAGTTTGGATTAATCCCAGATTTCATTGCACTATGAATGAACACCTCAACCTGCCAGTGAAAATATGGAACATCCGGCTGAGCACATATAAATGTCATCTTTTTATTAATCATATCTAATTTTATTTATGATTATTATATGGAAATTAATACGTTCTGTTCCACTTTATGAAAATTATACAAATGTAGTTGTGATATATGCATCTATGAATGATACGCTATCCCCTGCCTCTACAACACTAACAGCTTGAAAAGCCCCAGCCGCCGGAGTGTTACCAGAAAATTTCACCACTGATGTTGAGGCCAAATCTGAATTAAGATAGAACGCTGATACATTCGCTACTATTCCTGTGCTTCCCGCAGATATCACAAGCTTAAAAGAACGTGTCCCGCTTCCTAAACCTGCGGGATATGACGTACTAAATCCATAGGTTCCTCCCTTCGAGATAGTTACTGCTGCTGGTGTTGCATAAAAGAGGGTATAAGAGGAGCTACCAGCCTTAGCATATAATTGAAAACTGATGGTAATGTCGTTTATGGAATAATTAGTAAGAAATGAATTGGATGGTGGTAATGTTGTTGTTGTTGTTGTGGATGTGGTCGTTATTCCACCAACAACTATATCCACGAAATTACTGCAACCAACCGAATTTGATTTAACCCTGATTGTTGTTGTTCCGGGAGGAACCAAATTGGATGTGTATCCAGCTAGCAGTGATGCTCTAGATATTCCACTTTCAAAGGTGGTTGCAAATCCGGTTGTATTCGAGGATAAACTAAAAGAACCCGTGTCCGCTCCCGCTGTTGTTAATGTTATTAGTGCTGTTTCCATTTTTTATTAATTAAATTGCATTTTAAATCTTAAGGTTCTTAAGGTCCTACACATCTACAGCTGCTCCTATGTAATATGTTTTACCAGCTACTAAAGTAATAGGGTCTGTTATAGGGCTACTACCAGAGGCATATGCTACTTGACTATTATTTGTTGGATAATTGTCGTATATAACTATAGAACTGCCAACTGAGCCTGGCCCCGTAACAATATAAGCAACCATAATACCACCAACTGGCATAACAAGAGTCGTACTACCAAATGCATCATCACTAAATACAGCGATTATATTACCAGTTCCATCATCTACCTCCACGCCAAAGTACTCACCGCCTAGAACAAGCGATATTCTTCTCCAATAAATCGTTACTGTACTTAGTGCAGGATTTATTGTTGTAGTCGTAGTCGTAGACGTTGTTGTCGCTGGGTATACCATTGTAGCAGTTCCTGCTAATGTACAAATAGGGGCAGCCGTTGTTGTTGTTGTTGTTGTTGGTGATATTGTTGTCGTCGATGTCGTCGATGTTGTTGTTGTTGTTGGTGCTATTGTTGTCGTCGTCGTTGTTGATGTTGTTGATGTTGATGTTGTCGTTGTTGTCGTCGACGTTGTTATTTGTACACCTCCAGTATAACCAAATCCAGGGATCAATAGCTGGCTACCTCCAATTAATGATGGTGGTGGTTGAAATAAACCATTAAATAAAAGGTGATTACCAGAAGTGACATTTACTGCTCCCGCTGTGGTACTTAAACCTCCAACATCGCTTGGCATTGGTCTATAATAGAAATTTGTTATGTGGGGTTCATCCGAATTATTAAGCTGGTCTGCTGCTTCTTGTATCGTTAGACCTGATAAACCATTCGTAAATGTAACACCAACAGGATACGGATATGTGCTGTTTCCTGTGCTGATCTTAACATGATCTCCTGGTACAAGAGTATGCAACTCGTATCCGCCCAGCCAATCATTATTAAACTCAAAATCATACCAACTATGTGCATACCCATTTTCCCATGTGGTACTATTAAATACCTCCCAGTTTAATCTTTTAGTTCCCCAATACTTAAGATTTGCATTGGGTTGATCTGGATCATTCTCCGACCAGTAAACATAGGTATCAGCTGGACTTACACCGTTAGACAATATGCTATCTGCAGAAACCGTTACTAGCGAACCCGTTAATGTTGATCCCAGTAACACTCCATTCTGATCGGCTCCAAGTTCATTTGGTGCTGATATAGTAACAGTAACAGGATCAGCAGCAGGATTTAAACAAGAAGCAAAATAATCAGGGTATGTTCTGAATGAGTTTATTGCGGATGTTATTTCATTGGCAGTATTATATAGGATATCACCAGTTTCTGATTTTCCTATTAATCTTCCACCAGCGTAAATAGTTATGCTACCCGCTCCACCAAATTTCTGATTAGTATACACCAAGGGATCCGTAACATATCTATTAACAGGTGATGTCTCCAATAATATCCCATTAAATGATGAGCTTAGAGCTATTGGTATTCTAAATGTATTTGTTGCCCCATCGAGTATAGCTAACCATCTCCCATTAAGCTGAGATACAGTGCCGGATATATTTACCTCGTCACCATCAACCAATCCATGTGGGGTAGCACTGGATATAGTGGCATATCCATATATGGAAGAACCCGTACCCCCTATCTGAAGAGAATATATCTCCGATATATTGGTTACCGTCTGTGTAAATGTGATAGACCCGGTAGCACCAATTGGTGAGGTATTGACTTTAACATAAAGGCTTTGACCCTCCTCCGATTTATTACCATATGTTGCGAAATCGAGTATTTCTCGGGGTATTGATTTCTCTAGTATTTCTATACTTTCACCTTCTGCGGGATATTCCCAAATTGAATCATAATCTCCCCATCCTCTATCAACGTTATCCCATAGATAATTCTCAACCTCCCTAAATCTTGTCCATGAATCAATATCAACAGTCTTTGGTTGTACCGTAATTACACCATTCTTAATTATTGTTGTCTTAGCATTAAAAGCATCATAGATGTTGCATATGACCTGATAATTCCCAGTGTAAGGTAAGAAGTGTGCCAGCTTATAAAAGTCCGTTATTGGGCCTCTAAATTCAAAGTGATATGGTGTTCCGTTTTGAGTAGCTGATTTATTCAGGATCCACTCGATCTCCATCATATTGGAAAAATCTATAACGTCCCAAGTAAGCAGATTATAAATCTGAATAGATGAATATAATTCTGCCTCTCCTACAGGTATGGAAAAGCCATAAGGTGGATCGATCATAACAGAATATGTTCCTGTTGAATAGCTTACCGCATCAACCGTACCAAAAAGCCCATTATAGAATGCTTCCGGATTCTTAAATTGGACTCTATCTCCAACCTTAAATGTTGGTATTATTAAAGCATTCCAATCGATATTAAGCTCGTTCCATTGCCATTTATCCAATATCAATTCCAGTATAACAGGCATGCCTATTGGAAGCTGATATGGTTGACCCGTATTAGGATCAATATAAGCCACAGGATCGAATCTATCGTCTCCTAGTTCTATGATATCACCATTCTGTTTAAGATCATAGAAATTTTTAATAGCCTCTAAAAGGGATGTATTCTGAGCAGAATTATAATTTTGCTGCACATCCAGCGGATCCACTATATTCCCGAGATCAGATATTGTCGGGGTAAGCACATTAATAACACCCTTTAATAATAGCGGGTTGTTGGATGAGTAATAATAAACCGGAGTTGTTTGTTCGGGTTCAATATACCAAGAAACAGAATACCCGCCGGTTGCACCGTTATTCGATATACCAAGAGGATCAACTTGAGTTAATGATGGGTCAGTAGTTATTATAAAATCATAACCATATCCACCACTATCAATAACATCAAATTCGTATGCATTCCCTGCTGTTAATGTTATTGTTGGATTATATCCAGTAACACCATATGGTAATGTGTTGGAGAAAGAAATAGCGCTACCAGTACCACCAACAAAATCAACACCTGTCTTATATGAATTATTATACGAGCTTGGTGTCTGTATACCTGTTGATAGCTTCCTTGTTGAAAAATTTCTAAGATCCTCTATAAACCCCATGTCCGGATTGGGATAGAAATCAAAATAAAATCCCGATTCGACATCAAATCTTTCCATGACATCGGTCCAAGAACGTGTATTATAAATACTAAAATATACACCCTCACCAGTTATATCAATTATTCTTGCATTTAGCGGAAGATAATCCCTTTTAAGCCTTTCCTTTAAAGCAAATATCTTTATTAGAACCTCCTCTTGTGTGAATTTAAAGGCATCTACGACAACAGGATAACCAAACTCATCTATGCCATCGGTAGGTTTATTTAGATCGTAATAGAGACCAAATAGTGATGTTTTCTTATATGTCCGGCTAGGTACCAATGAATCCTCCGAAGTAACACTAAGAACATAATTTCCTTTATTATCAGGTCCATATGTTTGTGTTAGTTTATATTTACCAGAATTCTCATTATTCAAAACGTCGCCAACCTGATAGCTCTGACTATACCCCTTTGATTGCTCCGATTTTATTGCATTAAGAAAAGTCTGATTCTGTTGTAATGGTGATTCTAATTTTAAACTCTTATAGTTTAGATTTAGCCAATATTCCTTTATTCTTAAATCCTGATAACCAAAAAACTTAAGAGCATTAATAAGACCCTTATAACTTCCTATATACGGAAATATATCCTCACCTGTAACTAATAGCTCCTTTCTTTTCTCGTTAATCTCTAAAAAGTTTGCATTGGGCTCTGCTGGATCATGATCCCTAAGTATCACGGAGTCGCTCTTGTAGAATGCACGACCAAGATTTTCAAGAAGCACGCTGAATCTTTCATCCTCACCAACAATCTCAGCATAGTAATCCACTTCCAGTACCTTTTCGGGGGTACCGGTTGTAATATCTTCAACTATAAGTTTTCTCTCGTAGATATTCCCTGCCTCATCCGGTGCATTAGTAGCAACGTTTATTGCAATTGCTTCTGATGAATTGATGGTTGTGTAGATATACCCATTAGTATAATATGAGTTGGGATCTTTAATGACAGGGATGACAAGATTAGGATAGCTGACTATCAAAGGCTGTCCATCACCACCAGGTAACTCATCCTGTATTGCATACGTAAATATAATTTCGCTTACATCAGTCTCCCCATAATTATCATTGGCCCATCTTGTTCTCCATTTAGGAGATCCTGTTGCTCCTGTTGCTCCTATCTGAGGCACGCCATATTGCTTACCTGATGGTGTATCAAATTCTTGTACTATGAATATCTGCTCATTCTCATACAGTCCAGAAGAAACCGGTTCAAAATATATATTTCCTTTAAAATGCCCGCCTGGTCTTTTATCATAGGCTGTTGTAAAGTATATCTGATTCCCTGGACTTATTATTCTTTGCCCCTCGTAATCATCCTCATCGACAGCAACATAAACTGATCCGCTACTTATAGATGTAGAGAATATCTTCCATCTAAAATTTTGCCCTCCTGCTACCTCTCCGCTTAAATACACATCAGCACCTTTTAATATGAAATCCGTCGCTTCGTTAGCCCATGCAGTTAGATCAAATCCATTAAGATCATTGATATTCAACTCTATCGAATATTGGGTTGATGGCGATACTGGATCATCAATATGTATATCACCAGCATTGGCAGAGCCTGATACTGATGTGATGTATGTGAATCTAGAATCCAATGGAGTTGGTCCGGTAGGTCCGATATAATCGAAGTTTAATGGATTACCCTCCTTGTTAAAAAAATTAAGTCTTACGTTTGCCATCTTAAATTAAAAAACCCTTCTGTTATTCTTCTTAACCGTATAGTTAAAGAAATTCTTTATCTGCTTTGTAGTTTCTATTAATCCATAAACTACTCTCTCAAAATAACTAAGAATTCCTTCTTTTACTGGATCTCTAAAAATAACATTGGATAGCGATCTCTTCATGATTTGATGTTGATAATCAAATCCCTCATAGAGATTATTATTTATATTATCCCTTATGTCGTATATGTTCTGATTAGGATCGAATTCATAGTATCTTCTTTCTACTGATACTTTCGACATTTCTTTCATTATTTTTTTATAATCAGCAGAATTTGTACAAGGGGAAAAGCTATATTGTCCATTTGCATTAGTAATTACCGCTCTATAGCCAGAACATCCAATATTATAAGCACGGGATAAAGCTAAATCAGCATTCGGATAAACGTCCTTACTATCATAGAAAGTCGTGTTAGTAGTCTTTGGTTTTATCCCACTAACAGTATAACTTATTGATCCGTCTTCGTTACCAAAAAATGGTGAATAATTTTGCATGTCTTTTTATATTAGGTTTAAGATCCCTGACTTATAATTTGTGCTTTAAGACCCGCACTCATATCACTTCTGTAATTTCTAGGAACTATTGAAGCAACAGTTATATTAAGTGGTCCTGGTTTACCGTCAATGATAGATTCTGTGTACTGTGTGCCATTTCTATCTTGCCATCCACCCCTTAGCAACACCAATTCATTTCTTCCGATTATAATATCACCGAATTGATCCATACCTATAACCTCATCCAGTTGTTGTTGTGAAACATTAGTTAATCCCTTAATAGCTGTCTGATTTTCCTCGTTCTTTTGGCCGACAAAGAAAAACGATACAGTATCAACACCAGATACACCTTCTATAATAGCAATAAAATCTGACTTTGGTATCTTGTCTCTTCTTTTAAGGCCTATCATATAATCAGAGATGTTCTTTCTGATTGCTTGTTTGATTGTTGCAGGATCGGATCCTTCAAATATTCCAAGTATAACATTTGCAACATATTTAGTTATTACTGGTTGAACAATCTTTATAACCGTAGTTGCGATCATAGATCCTGTTCCTTCTATTAGATTAATAACTTTAGCTTTTTGATCCACAGTAAGAAGGAAACTTTGTGTAGCAACATTAAAATAATCCTCATTCGAGGAAAGGTTCAGAGTTATATCAGGAACTAAATATAGGTAAACCACATTATCGTCATCCAAATAGTCATCATCAAATGTTGAGAACGCATGTATCTGTGAAAATATACCAAGCTTATCTAAGAATATCTCATAATTTTGGGCATTAGCAAAAACAAAAGATCTACTGGTTTTTGGAGCGACTAGTCTTATCAGATTTGTCGTTTCCGGATTTGTTCCAAATGATGGATCTATCTCATTCTTGATATCAATGTAAAGATTAAGATCGATCTCACCCCCAAATAAATCAGTACCTGTACTAGAAAATTTATATGTTAACGGAGTGTCCTTGGTTGAATTTGCATTACCACTTATTCCACTAGTCTGTAAATATTCGATTCTTATTCTTGCACCCCTTTGAGGCACCCTTCCGAAATTTGAATTACCAAAATAAACATCTAGTCCTTCCTGTATACCGGTTTTAACAAGGTAGCCCTTGCCATTTAGAGGTATGTCATATATTGAGTCGTATCTTTTCCATTTTTCCTCATTAACATAAACATCAATATAAAATTGATCCTGGAATGCACCAGCACTGGAGGGAAGATTGAAACTTTGTAAAGCTTGTCCGGTACCTGTTACCACGGCATTTTCAAAGGTTCCCTGAGCTAGCTTTGCTCTTAGTTCATTACCTCTTACTAACGGAATCGTAACTTCTGGACTTCCAAATCTCAATGAATAAATCTTACCGTTCTGAAGGCATCTAATTTGTGAATTATTTTTTATAATAACAGATCCACCTCCAACATCCCCCTGTATTGTATTCCAGGATAGTGTTATTTCTCCCTGAGCTGCACTCGCACGTCCAGGATCATATCCAGCGATTCTGGCTAAGCTTCGCACTGAATAATCCCTAGTGGCTTCCTGCATATTCAATTCGGTGATGGAATCCTCGATAAAATACAGGATAAGTTGCGATAAATTCTGGAGCACAAATAGTATTTGTCCCCAAGCAGATGCAACGGTAAAAACGTTTGCTGTCTGACTGTAAGTTGATTGCAAAAAGTTAAAAGTGTCATTTAGCAATCCGTTGATCAGGATGTTATTCTTCTTAAATATATTCATTTCAATTTCTTATGTTAATCTTAATGATACTAATGGACTTAATTTTCCATCCTCCGGTATTTTAAAATCCAATGTAGCAATATCTCTTAGTGTACCAACATAAAATTTAAGATCATACGTGCCATTGAGCGTAGAAAATAGCGGACAATAAATCTTCAGAAAAAGATCTAGCTCCTTTCTTATACTGGATTCCGATAGTTCAAGATTAAATATTAAATCCTCCAGATTTAAACCAAATTTAGGATCACCTAAAACTTCACCCTTATTGGTAAGAAGTATCATTTTAAGTTGGCCCACGCAGATCTCAGTAGGATCTGTGGTCTCTATTTGATAAGGATTGTAATTTGGATCCTCCGGGTCTCTGTTATAAATCTCTCTCATGGGGAATTAATTCCTTTTATATATCCATAAGTGTAGAGAGGGATAAAAGGGATATGTTATATGTTATTTTATTATTTTATTACCTTTTTTATCATAAATCCAAAATTCAAAATCGAGGTCCAAATCTAGACAAGCCTGTTTTTTTAATTTATTCAAAACGATATTAGTTTCATATGTATATTTAGATTTGATCTCAATAATTACGTTTTTGGACCTCAGATAAACATCAGGATAATATTTTCTTCTCTTTCCTGTTGTATCGTTATAATATATAACTTTAGTATATTTTTCTATCTCTCTATTTGATATTATAATATCATCCTCCGGATAACCCGAATCCAAAAGATTGTTAATTGCAAATCCCTCATATCCCTGTATTTTTTCAATCCTGCCCGACGGGAATGCGTATATTTTCTTTCTATATGAGGTGTCCATAGACTTTTCAAAGGATGGGGTATAATGCATAACCTGTTCAACACCATATCTTAAAAGCATGGTCTCTTTAAATTTTTTCTTAAAATCATCGCTTTGAACGTACCAGTCAGTGCCTCTCTTTCTTTTATTAGTTTCGATGGATTTTTTCTTTGTCTCCTCGGAGCACATAGAGGAATTTCCACCGTACTTTAAATTATTAGTAATTCTAGACTTCTCCTTTACATCAGCATTATCCAACGAATGCTCGTGACCATATTTTTCCAGATTTGTTTTTTTCTTCTTATCCTGTGTTTCTTTTAGTTTTGTTGGATGCCCATTATATTTTGAATCAAATGTTATTTTTACCTGATTCTTAAAATCCTCAGTTCCCATGAAAAAATCAGAACCGTACTTAGCATTATTAGTTTCTTTTATTTTATTCAGAACACCTGGGATTTTCATAATATTTTTTGTCCCATATTTTTCTAATAGAACACTTTGTGTTCTATCTAAATTAAATCTTTTCTGACATTCAATAGCCATACAGGTGCCATAATAATTAACAGAATTTGTTACAGACTCGCCGTAACGATCTATGGAAAATTTGGGAACCTTTGAAAATTTTCTCGGGGTGTTACAATATGGGCATTTTTCCATATCATAGAAATTAAACCACACATGATAAAACCTCTGCTGGAAAGGTATATTATCATAGAAATTTGAAAGAAATTGTGTTAGAGATTCTAACTGGTCCAGTTCGTCCTGGGTTTTTGATATCTGGTGTAAATAGGAGCCAAATGCTTGGCCCTTTTTATCTCTCCATGATTTTATTTTTTCTAATATGCACATAAAATATAGTAATTGTTTATGTATATATCAAATAGATCTATTAATTTTTTAATTCCACTGGAGGAAATAGGAAGGCGTGTTCTCACCATTGATCATATCCATCACCTCCTGAAGTTCAGCTTCACCAGTAGATCTTATGTCTGAAGAGTTTATCTGAACGCCGCCAGGAAGATTATACGTGAATACACTAAGCATGTTAGCTAGCGCAATTTTACATTTAGCAATGCAATATCTAACGAAAAGTTCATCGTCATATAGATATTCATCAAGTATTGCTACGTGGCATCTAACAGATACATCAGTACCGCCAACACCAAAACCTTGAGCTAGTTGTCCCTGTCCTTTACCTGATCTATTAGGATCTCTTCCGAGTATTGTTAAAAATTTCGTATTCTTATTATACTTGAATGCAAATGTGTTTAATAAATATGCTTTTGCCAAATCAAAATATGAGTACATAACGGTTCTATAAACCAAGTTATCACCCACAAAAGGTGAGAGAAGAAGCTCAGATCCAAGAAGTTTAGAATCACCAAAGTCCCTATCAGGATTACCCGATATACCATACCCGCCAAGTTCTCTTACATCAAAAACACCTATTATGGAATCTGGTAATTTTATTTGACGTGTTCTTTTAAACTCCTTATGCTGAAAAATATCATTCGCAAGAACGAAAACTCTCTCTTCCACTGCATACTGATAGTTATCATAAAACCATGCTTTAGCTCTTTTTATGATTCTTTCAGTTTCTGCTGCATTAAGATTATAAGGTAACGCACAGCTAAAAGAAAGTGCGTCTGCTATTTCCTGTACTAATTCGTCTTGTGTCATTGCTTCTTATTTTTTTAGTAATTCATATTACCAAATTTAGGACTATTCAATCTATCATTAAGATCTTTTAGTCTCTTATCTGTAACGAATCTAAGCATTCTTTGGTCGTCTCGACTCTTTATCTGCATTGTTTCTTTGCTAATCTCAGCATTTTCACCAATAAGTCCAGCTCTTAAAACACCACCAGTAATTTTACAATTTATGTTTTTTCCTTCACAATCTATAAAGCAATCATTAAGATCATTACTATAATCAACAATTGTAGCCTTAATTTTAGAAAATGAAACCTTTGTGCCTGCAAAAATATAAGAATCCTCTACTGCAGATTTCTTTATGTCGCAATTATAGATGTTACAGTTTTTTATACTAGCATTTTTAATATCGCAAAATATAAGATCCATATCAACAATTTCAAATGCATTTCTGCATCTTGCCTCCTTTACTTGTGATCTTCCAGTAGTGGTATCATAATTAAAATAGCATGCAGTTATATTTCCCTCTATAATAAGATCAAATATTTTATCTCTTATCATCGGGAAATATGTTTTAATATTCTCGTCCCACCCTTTAAGGTCGACAAAGACGTGGAAATCCGGATAATTTCTAAAGAAAAAATCAGGATTGCTGAATGATCTAACAACCTTAGAGTATTTATTCATCATTCCCTGAAGAGTGGCTAAATCATCTTTGCTATAGCCCATTATTCTATGGCTTAGTAAATCGTAAAGGTATAGAATTATATAATCTATTACCTCTCTGATTTCCTTAGTTTTCTTCTGATAATCTCTATTACCCAAATATCTAAATTCGATATATCCCTTAGGCATCTTTGTGAAGTTAACCCCATAGTATTTGTCCTCAGGTACTCTGTACATTTTAGGATCTATACTTTGTATATTTTCAAGAATTGAAAATCTATTTCTAGGAATTACTTTCTTTATAGATTTCGCATAGACGTTTTTTTCCCTGCTCCCAAATCTGGAATATATAAATCCCTCATCCAGACCTAATGTAAACTTAAGCTTATCGAGATTTTCAATCTTATCCTTTATGTCTCTTCTATTTTTAGCGTAGCTCACAGAAAATTGGAAAGCGCATCTGTCTGAGGTCCAGCCATTCTCGTTAATCCAATTTAATATTTTTATAAGTATTGGCATTGCCTCATTATAGGGAAGTGGCCCAGTAATAAGTTCCATCATTTTACTACCTCCCGAGTAATCAGGTTCAAGCTTAAAATTATCTGCGTCTACCGGTATTAATGAATGATACTTTTCAGAAACCACAACTTTTTTCTTGATAAGCTTGGATAATGAATCAGCAGCTTGCCCCTTCAAAAGATTCGTATAGAATTCGAATTCGAATCCTATTACAGATGAATCAAGTGCATGTATCTTATCAAAATGTGTTCTGCTATCCGACATTTATTAGTTCGACATATATTTTTCCGGTGATCGTATCAACCTCGTAGGGAGTAACGGTTACGTCATCTCCAGTTTTAATATTAGCACCTTTCTTACCCAATCTGTCCTGAGGTATTAAAGCCATAAGTCCGTATTGTACGATCTCAACAAGAGCTCCATTTTTTCTTCTATGCTTAACCTTAGCTTCTAATGGCTCACCTGTTCCGTCTTTTACGTGATTTTCTAAATCTTGTATAATAACGTTTCTCTCCAACGGTTTATCTAAAGTAAGTGTAAGTCTATTATTATCTTTTATCTCCTTAACATAGAATTCAATTTCGGATCCTGAGCTAAGTAGTGATAATGAGTTGTCATCAGAGAATTCAGTTTTATGGATAAGTCCAGTATAAACACTGTCCCATTCAACAAAAACACCAAATCCGCTAGTTCCAGTAACATAACCCTTATATTTCTTAGTAAGATCAAGTTCTTGAATTTTGGAATCCATGATCTTATTTAAGTATTTCTTATACGATACGATGAATATGTCTTTCGCTTCAACATATCCGTCTATCATTACGTGCATTTCTTTGCCGATGTATGATTCAAAATCAGTAATTTTGTTCGCAGCAGCAAGTGATCCAGGTAGGAAACATTTGATTCCTGATAGTTCAGCAATATAGCCTCCTTTATTGACGCTAAGAATTTTGATTCTATATGCGCTACTTTCCTTCTTGATCTGCTCGAATAACTCAGCTCTTAAGCTATGTATATAATAGTCAATAACAGATCCATTATAGCTTCCGTTAACTTTTCTAACTCTAGCGTTGACTTCTTCTCCAGGGTTAAATGTTAATCCTTGTAAACTTAGTTTTTCAGCATCTCTTCTTTCTCTCTTAAGATCAATATAAATTGTTTGTCCTGATGTTGTTTGTGCTAAAGCTTCATCCTCTTTTAGTGTTATTATTGTGCAAGGGTAAACCGCTCCATCAACAAGATCCTTAGATCCGTTATCAAGATCAGTATAACTTTTAAAATAAAGATCTGCTAATTCTTGAGCATATGACTCATGTGAGTAGATCTTTGAACCCCCAGGGGCTTTTATTTTAGAGTTAACAACCAATCCATTAGTAACGTCCCAGTCGAAATTTTCATCAGTATTAAAATCCATATTTTTTTGTTTAAAGGTGTTTAAAAGTATTATTTATTGTACTATATATCACAACGTAAGTTCCTTTGTTACTCCGGTTTTTTGTTAATAGACCAGGGGAATGAATCCTATCATAGGTGCAGTTCCAGGTGAAGCAGGTATAGCACCCGAGTAAATAAACTTAAGTTCCAATAGATGCATTGAAAAAGAATATGCCAATGCGGACGCAACCATCTTGGCTGCAATCTGTTTTTCTGGTATTCTTTTTCCCGTATTGAATGCTCTTTTGATATTGCTTCCCAACATTGATTGACTGCCTAAATATATCTTAATGTATATACCAGGGGTAGGAATTATTGCGGGTGGTGCAGCAGGTGCATTACTTAGTGGTTGCACACTGCAGGATTTCCAATAATCAATAACACCCTTAGCCATCACAAAATAGCCATCTTCGGGTTTATCGGGATCCTCATTTTTTTTAGCAGCATCAGCTAATTCATTTATCCAACGGATCTTAAGTTCCCTGAACCTATTCTCCTCCGCCTTATATTCAATTTCTTTATTCTGGTCTCTACGGGATCTTATCCTATTGAAATCAAAACCTCCTGTTCCAGTAAAATAACCTATATTTCTCCTAAAAAATCCGCTTCTTTTCGAATTACCAGAAAATAGACCAACTATCTCATCAGCATACTGGTAGGAATCGTCAAATTCATCTTCTATTGATTTTATTACTTGCTGACCAAGATCATTTGCTCTTGTATTTAACACAGCTCTCAGATATTTGGTATCATATCTAGGGGAGTATGTGAATGTAGTTATAAATCTAGCAGTCAAATAATCTGGTATTTTATCAGGATTCATAAGATCCTGTTCTTGTAACACTTTATCGCTTAATAAAACGGAAGGTAAATTTGCAGCAATTTCCTTCACATCTAATTTTTTGCTTGCCGTTCCAGGAATTAACTCCTTAATAAAGTTTCTGTTATAGCGTTTACTAAAATATGAGACCCTTATTTTTCCGGAAGAAGTTGATACTATTCTACCGTCCACAATATCACTTTTTTCAAAAGGTGGATTTTCCTTGCTTAGTTGAATTGCAGAACTAGTAAGATCCCTGCTATCAATATTAAAGTCACCCTTAATTATATTAAATGCTTCAGCCAACCCCTTAGTGGTAAAGTTATTAGATCCCTGCCAATAGTTGGTAGGTTCAGTTGTGGTATATGAATTTGCATTAATATCACCATTCCGGGAGGTAATGAAATATACACTATCAGTGTTCCTGTATTTTGCATATCCTCTAACAACATCACCAACTTTCAAAGGTGCATCAACCTCTGATTTGATAAATTTTACCACTTGGTCCATTATTAGGTTTCCCCAATCACTGTATGCACCAGTTCTTAATGTATACATCCATTGCAAATATGAGCTTGTCCCATCGAATTGGTGTAGTATTTTTCTAGCTATTTCAAGAACTGCTTGGGTTCTATTTGCTGGAAAATTAGGGTACTGGGAAAAAAACTGGGAATATGTAAAATCCGGTATTGTTGATTCGTTCTCTTCTGTCCATTCTCTAAAATCTATGTCAACCTGGTCGGCAGCACCAGATACATCAATAGTAGGTGGTTCCACAACCAAATCAGCGTATGCAGGATTAGTTTTTTTCTCCTCAAATGTTAGATCCCCACCCTCATAAAGTAGTTTAAATCCCTTTTTAAATGCATCAAACATAATGGCATCCTGCCCCTTTACGTGGGTTTGTCCATATGGTGATGCTGCTTTACCAACGGTCGCAGAAATGTATTCATTTCTAAGGAAGTCTGCCATTTCCTCGTATGATTGGATCGACTGTGAAGTCAGTTTATCGCTAACTTTACTTATAAAAGTTTTCCAGTCTGCTGCCATTTTTATTTAGTTTTTGATACCTGACTTAGGTGGGTTGCATCAACCATTGGCACTATTGGTGTCCCGGATGGACCTACCCCTGTCGGATGCGTATGCGAATTGAAATATGTGAGGAATGTGCTACCTTTAACTAATTTTTCTATAGCACCCTCACCAAGCTCTATGTTTTGACACTTAACTATTACTTTACTTTGCTCCATTCGTATTTCGTCATTTCCCATCTTAACCACAACCCTTAATTCCCCACCGTTTTGTGTGTCCAGCTGAACAGATGCATTTCCAAGCGACAGCACGAGACCCTTACTTTTCGTATATATCATTTTAAGCACCCCTGGCAGAGCTTCTCCGTCATATACTATTGCATGCGTTCCCTCATAGGAATTCTCTGTCTTTAGCTCCTCATTAAGGTCCCTAGACATTTCCTTTATATAATGGTACCGTAGCTTATAGTAATTATTCTCCTCGAAATTAACGGCCACAACAGAACCCAATCTAGGTATGGATATATTACCGCCACCAAAATTTCCACCGAATGACATACCAGCAATCTGCTCGGCCCAAGGGAGGTCCTCGACCGGAACATCATCAAATATACCGTAAACATTAATTTTTGCTCTCCCTTGGTAAAGTGGATCTTGTATATCAACTATTTTACCGAGATAGGTTTTTTCACTTGGCATAATTATTCAAATTCAGTTTTAGGTGTATTAAATCCACCCTTACTTATATTATATTTTGTAGGAGGTTTTAAGTTTCCTAAATCCTTAGGATTGTCTACCATAAAATCACCACTAGTTGGCGGATAAACCTTTCCTATATCACCCCTTCTTGTATCTGATTTGGGTTTGGTGTAAACGGGTGAAGGTTTTTGTTCAAATGTATTCGAAGGGTCCCTTAATTCGCCATCAGAAGAAACGACTCTAGCTTCCGGATATACTTGACCTCCTAAATTATCAGGTGATTGACTAAATGTGACATCCGGATATACCTGTCCACCTAGATTATTAGTGGATTGACTGGGTGTAATATCGGGATAAACCTGTGTTTCCCGTAGGTTTTCTGGTGTTGGTGGATCGGTATAAACAACCTCATTATTAGTAAGCTGACCCGGAGTTGGTGGTGTACCATAAACCTGTTCATTAAAAGTAGGATAAGCTCTATCGGGTACTCCCAGATCAGATCCAGGTACATTAGCATAAACATCATCGTTAGGTGCAAAATAAGCTCTATCTGGTACTCCCAGATCAGATCCAGGTACATTAGCATAAACATCATCGTTAGGTGCAGCATAAACTCTGTCGGGAACTCCTAAATCTGATCCTGGCACATTAGCGTAAGCATCACCACCAGGAGCAGGATAGATTCTATCAGGTACCCCTAGGTCTGGTCCAGGAACTGTATCGTATGCATCACCATTCGGAACCGGATAAACCCTATCAGGGACACCTAAATCCGGGCCTGGTACATTACCATAAGCATCACCACCAGGAGGTGGATAAACTCTATCAGGTACACCAAGATCTCTTCCAGGTACTTTAGCATAAACATCACCACCAGGAGCAGGGTAGACTCTCTGCGGTGGTCCACCGAGTCCAGTTGATTGTGGGGTAGGAAAAGATGTTTGTTTAAATCCTGCATTAACCCCAGGTATGCTATTTAAGAAATTCTGTGCATTGTTAAATGATAAGTGTGATGTTAGCTCCCCAGGATTAAAGCTGTATGCATTACCTAAAGCTAATTTATCCAGACCTGCAAGATTTGGTTTAATAAAACTTGCAACGCCCTCATTTATTAAATCATTAAGTGAATTAGCTACAAAGTTAGTTAGTAATTCCCCTCCAAGAGATAGAACATCGTTTGTATCCCTTGGTGATTTTTGAACCGCAGATCTAGCAGAATCCCACCCATCGCCAAGTATTAAAGGTTTGCCATCCTGTCTTATGTTTGGATATTGGTTTCTTACTCTAACCTTACCAACATGTATTTTAAATTTCTGGGTTACCTGCTCAGCAGCAGTACCTATATTTATGGTGCTACTTATAGGACTGCTATCAGTAAAATCAAATTCACAGTTTCTACATTCAAAAACCATCATTGGTTTAATACCTGATTGATCTTCCTGGTTTCTAAAAAGAGACAGATCGTTATCAACTCCCGATTGGTTTAGTATATTACCAACAAATGAATTAAATCCACTTGCAGGATTTATATTAGATCCGCCAGAATTAATATTCTGATTTTGCTCACCACTTATAGTATCAACAACACCAAGATTGCTTCCTGGGTTATTACCAGAGCCAAGTAGCGTTGAAAGATTATCGATAGCAGTTAGTGCAGCAGATGCACCAATAAGTCTCGATGTTTTAAAAAAGTTTCTTATCTCAGAAACGAAAATGTACATGGTAAATTTTCTGAGGTTTCTGGGTATAAGTTCTCTCATATTATCATAATCAAAAGTAGCTTGATTGTAAAGATCTGCTAAAGCTGACATTCTCAAGTTCATTGACTCAAGAGTTTTAAACTCCAGAACTTTATTGGCTGTTCTTTGCGCACTAAAAGTACCCTCACCTCCTGGTTGATATCCAGGTCTAGCAACTTTTGCCAGATTATCGAGGCCATCTATAGATTGTATAAACCAGGGCGAATTTGATAAGATATCGCTAAGTATTATCTTAAATTGTCTAAGCATATCCGCTCTTTTCCCGCCATATGGGTAGTTAGCTTCCCTTTGTTCTAAATAGCTTGCTGCAGAATAGTATGCAACCTTACCGTTTAATCCTGGTGTTAAATAATCATATTGGGGTTGTCCGAATGGATTACTACCAAAAAAATTATTCTGAGCTCCGTAATAATAACTATCATCCTTGAAAAGAGGACTTGGTGGTAGGCCATCCTCTGCATTGATTGGCAATGTTCCAAAATCAAAGATTATCTTAAACCCAAGATACGTTGGATCTTCATAGTTTCCTTGCTTTGATAGTTTAAATCCCTTGAGAAATAAACTTCTCTGTTTATCTGTTGCTCCTAATGACATTTAAGATGATTATTTCTATATTTATCCGACATTTAAAATTGTCTACTTTGTACTGATATCGGGAATGCTTTAGGTATTGCTCCCGATGAGTTAGCTGTCCACATTCTCTTAGAAAGTATAAGTCTTTGTGTCATTCCCCCAGACATCTGTGACCATGACACATTCATACCAGTTATAACATAAAGTCCAGATAAAAATTCATCCTTTGTCGGTGCTGTGTTTGTATTTGGCGATTTATTTGGCAGATCCCCAACATTCTGTTGTCTTGTACTAGCACCAAATGCATAAATAACAACGGGTATTACCTGACCTCTATAGATACCAGGGAAATAGCCAGTAAGTTCAACCTCCAATGTCATCTTAGTGACATCGTTTATATTGATTAGATTCTGCACCTTAGCATGATAGAAGTTTTTATGTACTCCGTCCACACCATTAGGATCGGTGTTTAATACACCAAGCCATTCTCTTCTGGTTTCTTGCTTATAATCGTTACTCCTTGCTCTCCCCTTCTGTAAAATTCCACCCGCAGGAACATGCTCCGGGGTCTGCGATTCCATATCATACTTAATGTACTTTGTATTTGGATCTTCGGCTACCATGCCCTCGTCATAAAATCCGATGGTAGTGATGTATCCCATCCTATTGGTATTAGATCCAGATACCGAGGTCAGTGTATATCCATTTATTGTAAAAGGATTCGTTCCAGCTCCAGCTCCGTTGGTTAAAACAAGGGGTAAAGTAGCAGGACTGGGCTTAGGTGTACCTGGAATAAGTGCATCAACATTGACACCCTGTTTAGTGTTACCTGGTATTATAACGATCTCCTGTTTGGGATCTCCAGTGAACGCAAATTGGGTTCCAAGATTGATAAAATTTAGGTTATAGTAACTATCTATCCAGCAATCATAAAAGCTCTCCTCGTCGTCCTTATATGCTCTAATAGCAACCTCCTGTATAAAGTCGTAATATGAATAATTTGGGCATATCCATGTCATCTTATCATCAGTAGCTTTCTCATTAGTAGAATAACCAAGATTTAGCTCCTGTGAAACCTCCAATAGGGCATCACTGGATGCCATTGATTTGAAAGACTTTATTTTTGGAGAATACAAGCCAGGTATATTACACTCGGCAGTAATTATAAATTTAAAATATGTTCCCTCAGGATCACTTCCGCTTTCCGCATATTTACTTGAAACATCACCGGATACAGTTAATATCTTAAAGTCCATTCTGAAGGCCTTATATAAATCTCCCTGAGATTTCATATACACTGAAACAATATCGCCATCCTTAGGATAGTTTACAGAAATAAAAACAGGATCTCCTGCAGAAAAAGTAAATCTTACAGTGGGCAAAAATCCACTAAGATCGAGATTAAAATTAATTAGAAAATTTGTTACGTTATATGCATTTATTGTTATGAAGGGTGAGGTTAATCCAGTTGCAGCTTCTGCATTTGCTGCAGTGTCCCTCTTAACATTGGCATCATTCGAACCATTTGATCTATCAACCTGGATCATCTCATCCAGCTTCATATTATTCAGAGCAAGAGTACCAAATTTTATATCTTCACTAGTCATTCCCATTAGTTAACTGGTCTATTAAATCCACCTCCACCTGCATTAGGAGCAAATATAAGGAATCCGCTACTTTTAGCTACCGCCTTGTCACCTTCCTGAGCTACATTTGGAGGAAGAACCATTGCTGGTTGATTTTTAATCTTAGAATCCAAGAATTTTTTTCTACCCTCACTAACCTTAAATTTTTTCTGTTCCTGATTTTTTCTAAACACCTGATTGGGATTTGTGTTGGTATTGGACGAAGCCTCTGCTTGATTTATTGCTTTCTTATTATTATATGAACCCTGAACAGTACTTCCGGTTGGTATTGCCATGATCTTACCCTCCATTATTGCAAATGGGTTGCTTATATTATTTAATTTTAGCATGGATCCCATTTTACCATGATCCCCCATTTTTATAGCTGCAATCAAATCAGGTCTCATCTGATAATATTCAGTAATTATAAAAAGACTATCTATATTAACTGCAGTATTCCGATAAGAAATGGATGCTCTAGTGAGATCCCATATACCATATGAGCTTGTATTCTCAAGTGTTGTTTGAGGATTAAAAATCGATTTGTTTTTGGACAGGGTATCTATAATTAAATATGACATTTCTTATATCTTATTTTAAGGTGTTCCAGCAGGTGACTGTTGGTTATCAGGCGATCCAAAAGGATTACCATTCAGATAATTATCCCTAGTTTGCTCACTAAGAACGTTACCAGCTGTATCAGCAAATGAATTATATGATTGAAGATTGGATGTTGTTGATTGGGATGTTTGATAAAGTCTTCCGTCACCTCTATTGAATATACTCTCTATTTCACCCCTTTCTTTATCCCTTCCGTGTTTAAGACTAAATGTAGCCTTCAGTGTTGTAGGAAAATCATCAGGACCTAGTATATCTCCAAATTCGACCTTTACATTATCACAAATTAAATTTCCCATCATAGCGATAGGATTGCACGGATTACCTATTGTTAGGTGCCATTCACCTATGGGTGCACCAGTTAATAAGCTCATCGGTACCTTCAAATTAGTTACCATATCTTCGGTAACAGCAAGCTTAAGAAGCTTACCAAATCCTGAACCAAATTTCTTTGCCAGATCCTTTATTTTTTCAACACTTATACCTTCGGATGTAATTTGTTCCAGTTGTTTTTTTAGATCAGCAAGCCCGGAGTCATCCGCTCCGCCTCCACCGCCACCTATTTGTTGAGTTAAGGCAGGTTCATCCACTGATGCTACTGCATCACCTGTCGGATTTGTTAGTTTAGATCCATATGCTAATATAAAAGCCAGTGGATCCTGGTAAAACGTTGCTAATCCAGCATCACCACCAGGAAATCCAAATGCAGGAAAATTGGAGCTATATCTTATATCAGGGGTTAGAAAATTACCGTAATTGGTACCAATGGAGAGTAAGTTACCCATAATATCAAGCATTGCAGCTTTGGTGTTAACCTCGCCGACAGATGTTAGATCATATTCAAAAACAATATCCATTGTGCCCCAGGTGAAACTAAGTCCAGAATCTCTAACCTGCGTCCTTTTCACAACATCCACAGGGGTCCAAATATATTCGCTCATGACTCCAAAACTGCCATCCTTTGCTCTATCTCTCAGACCCTGAAATCTTAGATCATCTATTGTTGTGTTATTCGGATCAAAAGCAACTGTAATTCCCTCCGTAACCGATCCTATAGTATTAGATAGCGTATCCGTACCAGTTGCAGTCCTAGCAGCTCCTGCAATCCATTTATAAGGGAGATCACCAAAGAATCCCTTAGAAAAAGCCTCCTGATTAACTATATCTGCTTGAGTCTTGTCTGTCCAAGCTAATCCAGTGGTAAATTCGATAAGTGTACTTAATTTATTAGAAGTATTTCCACCAAACCAAGTAACAGCCTGTGCAACAGGCCTTGCTGCACCTTCTTTGGTATAAGATTCAGAAGATTTTACGCTGTTTGGTACAGATAAATTATCAAGTACCGGGGTAGGGAATCTTCTGAGAGTTATCATGTAGTTGTTTGGAATAGCTCCATAATATCTACAGTAAAGGAAATCCTTCCAATAATAGGGTGCAGATAGCCCACCTATTATGCTTCTTTCAAAGCTTGAATTTAAACCTGATAGCATTCCGCCGGTATTAGCAGAAACTGCCTCCAGGTAATTCGTTTCCCTTACAAGGAAACCTGCTGACGGATTTCTTGATTTTAGTGAGGAAACCCTTGTGTTATACTCAGCGTTCTCTGATTTATAATAAGCATCAACAAAATTATTATCATTGTTACCCAATGAATAGAAGAGGAATTGGCCATATTTACCAGGAGACCTTTTACCAGCTTCATAGAATAGACTCCTTGCGGTTGGTCCTTTGAATGGGTTATTTGTTCCTAGGTTACTATAGTTACTAACTATATCGCCACCTAGGCCTCTCGCAATACGTTCTCTAGCACTTGGAAGGGTTGACATCTACTATCTTAAATCTTTTTTAAAGACTATGTATAGTATATTCGAATGCTTCTGGGTATTCTTCCAGAAAATTTTCTAGGTTTCCTACGAAATCCTGGGATAAATTCTTATAGCAAACAAGTATACCATCACACTTAGTACTATATATTCCTTGTAGGATTTTCTTGCGAATAGTGTAGTTTATTATAAACTCAGATTCAACAGCCAGGTTATCTGTCTCGTATCCAAGTTCTCTTATTATTTTTGATATATCAACAACATAAAAATCAGATCCACCGATAGCTCTTTTTTTAGCTTCCTTCGGAGAGTATTTGGATATGTAGAAATTTACTTTTGAATTACTCTGCATTATCTCCATTAGATTCGAAATTAGTCCAATCTCTTTTGTTCAGCAGAGTATGAAATGATGAATATTCGTTAGTTTGATTTTTATACATGAAAAAATCATCAGCTTCCTTGGGAGATAGGTTCCTTTCATTATCCTTCCTGATAATTTCATTTTTAACCCGTTGTAAATGTTTACGATGTATATTTTGTCCATCTTCCCTGCTAGAATTAAACTCCGAAATACTATTCCCCTTGGGCTTAGTAATTCCAAGCTGTCTCATCAGCTGTCTTCTTTCTCTTCTGTTGCTCATATTTTTAAAAAATTAAATGTCTGCTGAAAATCCTTTTGATTGACCGAAAACTGAATCGTCTCTGTTATAAAGATCCATACCGACAACAAATTTAAAAAGCTTTAGAAATAAAGCGGGGATAAAAACATCCTTAGATTTAACAACGTCATTGGCTGGTATAAAATGAAAAGAAGATAGTCTCTCCTGTTTAGAGCCATCAGTTGAAGCTTCACCCTTTTCTATCCCAGTAACATCTATAGCAAAACAAGGGTACTCCTTGTCAACAAACTTCGTTGCAGTAACAGTTCCTAGATAATACCATTTATCATTATCAGGTACATCGTATCCAGACTCCTCTTTTAGCTCTCTTTTAGCAGTTTCAAGATAATCGGGATCCTCATCCTCGCATGTTCCTGTTATTAGGCTTGTGCAATATCCACCTTCTCTAAATAGATTTCTTTCTTTAAGTACACCTAGCATTAAGGGAAGCCCGTTATCGTCCGTAACGAATGGCAAAAGCATCACAGTTTCCACTGTTGCAACTATTCCTGGTTTACCGTCTCTTTCTGTAACATTAAATTTCGGTGTATTCAGAAGTATTTTATCCTTTTTATTTTTATTCTTCATTTCTTACATTTCTTGTATTTGAACTATTCTTTATGGTTTTTTCTTTTGCTAAATCCTTCTTATCTGGTATTAGATAATATGATTTTTTAATAGATTCACCCAATGAAGTCTTGATATCATCTATATCAACCCCATCTAAAACAAAATTAATGATCTCACTATCCGCATCATCAAAAGAACTTGAAAGAACACCATAAAGATCCTTAGGTGGAAGATTTAATTTTATCTTTATCGAAACCTCAACAACATTCTTTTTTTGTTTTCTTAATAGATTATATATCGGAGAATTTTCATTGCCTCTTTTCTGTGGCTGATCATCATATGCTATATCAGTTACCGTAGATGTTTTATGAATGGTAGGTAAAACCTGGATATTCGGATGACTGATATTTTGAGGATCTCTAGGAGCAGCAGGAAAATAAGTCATAAACTCCTCAAGTAGCTCAGAGTTTATTCTCTTACCGCTCTGAAATTCTATGAACATGTTATCTCCGTTTATTCTAACATCCTTAAATAACTCGGTGCTCATCATATCGTCACCTTTTATCCATTGGAATTCCATTCCGTTATAAAGAGATCTTGCCTCTTCCAGACCATTTTCCGTTATTTCCATTTTGTTACGTTTTTTATTTTTACCGAAAAGAGCAAATATGTTGCGCATCTTTAACTATTTTACTTTTTTTATGGTGGATTGTTCCATTGATAATTAAATAAATGGGAGTCAAGCCCATATTAAAAGGCCATCTTAAATTATAGAATTGAAGATGGCCTTTGTTTCGTAGTAAAATTAAATTAATCCCTATTATGGTAAACCTCTGATATTCTTTTTTCCGGTACAAATGTGGATACCATATTCTTTAATGATTTTATATAATCTGCAGATTTCTTTCCTCTCTCCTGTGTTTTTATATCGTCAGATTTTGCATAATCACGGTCATGTGAATTTATACTATCAACAAAGTGCTTGTATAATCTTTCTTTGTCAGAATGTGTTTCTATTCCCAGAGATTTTCTAAGCAGGTAGTTTAGATAATCATTCTTACTAACATCAGTTATATTGGATTCAACCTCGGATGTTGGTAGATCATCAGAATCAAACGAGAATTCCATTTTGCCCTTGTCACTATTTATCGAAAAAGCTGGACGTGAGTCGTCATGCTTCTTATAAACATCGAAGTTACCAACCATATCATTATTGGATCTTTTCTTAATATCAATGAGCATGCCATTTCCAAGCTTAACCTCGTACTGGTTGTCATCCATTTTATCTGCGCTTTCTATGTCATACGGAATTCCTATAATATCTAATATTGTATAAACATCATCCTTTATCCCATCAATCATTCTAATGTCGCGATTGTCACATTCCATCTTGCAGTTAGTAAAATCCTCGATGAAATCTTCAATGGCTGCTCTATTTCCGGTAACATTTAGCCATCTTCTGTTTGGGTCTATCGTAACTATATAATTATTATTGTCATCAATTTTTATATCAACAGAATCCTTAGGTATACTTAACTCATTTTGTATTTTTCCGCTACTACCGCAGAATGCTATAGTTATTAAACTGTTATTGTCCTTTGTAACTATAATAGATCCCATCGGAAATGTTCTATCTGAATCACAAAAATTCTCGGCGGAAATCTCATATCCATCATCCATTATGGGTCTAATTCCGTCAACAGAAATGTAGTCCTCAGTATCATCGGATTCGTTTATTTTAAAATCATTGAAGTTTAGGATTCTCATATTATCTGTATTTAACGTCATTACCGAAATAAACCGTGATATCGAAATTTTTAGGATCCGTTGATTTATTCATATTAATCTCCAGCTTGTCTGGATATGTTGGTACCGAGCTATCGTGAACTTCAGTTTTTATCTGACTATAGTCTACGGTTTTACCTGGGATCAGATCAATATCAAATTCTTTAGTACCGTTTGGATAATCGTCAACCTCAAATTCAAATTCTATAGAATTTACTTTAAACATCAGAGAATCTATACCAGCTCTTTTAATAATAAGATCAACCGAATATTCGATAAATGCCTTGCAATTGGAAAGCTCTTCATACTCCTCCGGTTTTCCGAATACATCTATATCAACATACTTTATCTCGCAGCCAAATGAATATTCGTTACCATTACCGCCCTTCTTATTATCCGCAAAGGCATTATAATCGTATATTCTTCCCATTTTAGTATTTTTTAATCTATATATCTTTTGTAACATTTTTATAATACCAATATATAAGATAAGTATGATTTTTAAAAAGTTTGAAGATGAAGAATATAAGCCCAATTTGGTTCATAAAGGATCCCATAGATCCTGAGCACAAGGAATACGTTTTACTTGATTATTTAAAATCAATCAGCAAGAATCTAAATTCTGATAACTGCTACTCGACACTAAGATCTGTTTCCAAAATAATAAAGTCACTAAATGAATTTAAGAATGATAAAAAAATAAGCTCCAGAGTTTTAAGTCAAATAAAACAAGATGAAAGGGATTATGTCAATAAGTTTATATTCGATGATCTAACAGATTCAGATAAAAGCACTATAATCGATATAGTTGAATCATCCCTTGAGACACTATATGAATACTCTGAGGTTTGTCTCGAGATATTAAAACAAGAGGAATCTAAAATTCGAATATTTAGAGTTAATTCAAAAATAAATTCATTCAGCACAGAAAAACAGAATTCTGGCATATTGGTTGTAAGAAATATGATAACCGATAAAATCATATCGTATTACTGGCAAGGTGCGGTTACTCTTAAAACAGCGGATGGTGATAAGGAGATATGTGTGCTTAAAAGAATACACCTAAAGAACCAAATATTTTCACTTAACTATGAATACATCTATCACGAAATATTGGAAGAATTTGCAGCGGAAAAAAGAATGTCACCAGAACTACACGTGATAGAGATTTATGAGAATTTTGATGAGAATTCAGAAATATACAAGTTAGCAAAAGAAAAGTTTATAGAAACAGTATCATAACACATAAAAAGGAGCTTAATGCTCCTTTTTTATTTCCGTATGGATTATATTAAAAATCGCTTAGCCTTCTAATAAAGTTATCAGTATTTTCTGATTCATTAGTTCCTGTATTAAATATACCGCCTACACCTGGTGCGTCAACCATACCAACCTTACCGTTTCCCATATTTATTCTATATCCAGGAGCATCTATTTTTGATTGGTTACCGAAAACAGAATCCGCATATCCTGCATAATCATAAGCTGGCTCTCTTGTAATTTTAGAAAGTCCGGTTTTTTCTGGCTGTGCAGTTTGATTCTCTGCAGAAAATGGCTTATAAATATCGTCATGAACTTTGGTTAAAAATTTATCGAAATCTAAAACCTCTCTCTTTGCTACGTTTTGTTGATTCATATTTGTATTTTTATATTAAGAATTTTTTGCTCCACTCGTAAAGCTGTCCCAAACTGAAGATAACGTGTCAAAAAAACCCCCTCCAGATCCGGATGAGTTAGATCCAGAAGAACCAGTTCTGCTGTTTTTATATGGATATTCCTTAGCTAGTTTTTGAGCCAATGTGTCCTTAAGTTGATCTTTACTGTTTGGATCTAATTTAGAAAGCGCTTCCGCTCCAATCGAATCTGATCCAAGAGCACCTAAAAATAAATTAGTTAATTTTTCCTTTCCTAGTTCCCCTTGCAAGCTCTCTCTGATTGTTGAATACATCCATCCGTTTGGCTCTATACCTAAAGGAACGACCAGCGAATCCAAACCTTTTCTTTGTATGTACTCCTGAACTGCTTGAGCTAATCTCGGAGCAAGAAAATCTGCATTTGCATTTTCTCCGGTTAATAATCCCGGCATTTCTTTTAATTCTATCGAATCTACGACCTCCTGAATTATAGTGGAGAAAGTTGAATTTTCTTTAATCCCTATCTTTTTAAGTAAAGATGCAGAAATCTTTTGTTTGATTGTTTTAGTAAGACCTGTACCAAGAAAAGGAATAACCTTACCTAACATACCACCTAGATCATCGAATAATGATTCCTGTATATTTTCTGAACTGCTAGAAAAATCTTCGAATTTTTTTAATTTTGACATTCTTGTAAATTTATTTAAACTATATATCCAAGTAAGATCCTAATATTATAATCCTAAGCTATTGAAAGGAATAGATCAACTGCTTTTTGTCTATATGCCAATTTATCATTCTTAATCTCAGGATTCTTAAGAGCCTCTTTTTTTCTATTCACTATCGATTCGGGAAGCATAGGTCCGAAAGTATCTTTAAGAATCTTCTTGTCTTTTCTCCATTCAAGGGGAAGGTGCATAGCAAATCTCACTATATCAAGATTTAAAAAAGGACTTCTTAGCTCCAATGTATGAGCCATAGACATCTTATCAAGTCTAGGTAAATGATAGAATGGAAGCTCTTCAAAGATATCAGATTTCTGTGAATCATACTCATGTATTCTTGAGTAACCACCAAATAGCTCATCCGATCCATCCCCGCTAATAACTATACGGTAATCTGTATTCTTCCTGATTGCCTCAAATAAATGGTATTGTGGTATCACAGATCCAAGATCTATTGGACTTTCATTCCATTGGGCGTATATAAGACCGTTTTTATCAGAATCCATGGTATAGTCCAGAAAATGTGCTTGCGTGTCTAAATGAGCACTTAAATCATTAACAAATGGGGTTTCTCCGTTCTCTATTGTAAACCAGGTAACCTTGGCATCCATCTCCTTTATAATCGCTGCAATTATTGACGAATCAAGTCCGCCAGATACCAATATTGATATTGGGTAATTTCTAGATGCAAGTCTATTACCAACACTTTCAAACATCTTCTCCCATAACCACTCAATATGAGTTTCGTAATCTGCACCCTTAAGTTCAGGTATTGGAAGATTCCACGCTCTATAATAATCAGGGTAAATGCTCTCAAACATAGGAGAAGCTATGTTGTGTGAATATATGTTATTTGGTAATAACCTTTTTATGTTGGTGTATGCTGTTCTATTGTCCTTGTTATATCCCCATTTTCTAACTGAGCTTATGAAGATCTGATCTATATCAGAAAGCTCCGTATAAAGTCCTTTTATTTCCGAGCAAATCTCACCAAGCTCGTTACGATATAAACACTTCTTACCAAGTGGATCAGTGAATGAAATTACATTACCGCTTTTACTATCATAGATAACTATGGCCCAAAATCCATCCCATTTAACTATATGCGGAACGTACATCGCAGAGAAAAATTCAAGATTTCCACCTTTGAAGTTTGCAAAAAGATTACAAAGGTATTCAGTATCTGAAGAAAATAAAGCGGAATCATAATTGAAAATCTCCCCGTTGAACATAAGAAAAACACCGTCGGATATTTCTATTGGTTGTTTCCATTCATCGCCATCCAAAGTCTGTATAGGTAATCTATGATGGCATAGTGTTACGCCATCCAGCGATTCCTTAGAACTTTCTATTCCTCTATGCTTAATAGAATCAAGAATAGATGGTTTTATTTTTTCCCTAGTAGTTAATAGTATTCCGCACATATTTAATCGAATAATATATTTTCAAACATTAATGTAATATCTGTAAGAGACTCGTCATCGAATCTATTTGTAAATTTATGGATTTTTGCTATTCCATATTCTTCGAATTTTGAAATAACTTTATCGTATGATTCAAGCTCTCCGTTGTCGCCATCTATGCGATCCCACTGGTCTTTATTCCTATCACCTTTATTCGGATTGTCACCAGTTATGAAAATAATGGAGATTTCATCCATTAATCCCATCTGTTTAATCATCTTGACCTGATCATCCATTTCACTTTCAGTTATTCTACCTTCCATTATTCCCCATGCAAGAACAGTAAGAATCCCGCGATCGTGTATGAAAGAGAATGGATCAGTTAAATAATTGCAGGGATCGAGATCTTTAAAAAGCTGCATAAGCATAAGTTCCTTACCCATAGCAAAAGCATGGGCTTCTCTACTGTTTCGACTTTCTAGATTAAGTTTAGAAAAATAATCAGCAAAGGCAAACTGATACCTTGGCATGTCAAATTTCTCAGCTATAAATTTAGAGAGGAATGTTTTTCCTGAATTTCTTGGTCCTTCAAATACGTATACCATATAAATTATATCAATTATTAGATTTTGTTTTCATTACAGGTACAAAAGTAATAAAAGATCGCGATTAATAAAAACAAAAAAGAGGATCTTTTCAGATCCTCTTAGCAATTTACATTGTATATTATTATCTAATTCCTAGTGGTCCGGATGGCTTAGATACTTTAGCTTCACCTCCATCATAGTTTGCACATTTAAAAGGTTTGAATTGAGGAACCTGATCGAAGTTTGTTGCATTCATTCTTTTTATATGCGTCTTGATACTAGGGTATATGTCAGCAGCTATATAGTAGCAATTTGTACCTAGTGCCTTTCTGACATCAGCTGAACCTGAATTTCCCTCCGCGATAATTGATTTAAAGCCGACAAGATCATCAGTTATACTTCCTGATTTATCAATTCTACGTCCACATATCTTATCAACATTGCTTATCACTATACTTGATCCATCGAATCCTAATAATTTTCCGCTATCCTTATTTGTATCATCCATACTGAATGTGAAATATTTGTCGTCGCTTATTCTTTTTGCTGTTGCCTCACCTAATACATTGTCATGTATCCATTTTACGCAGCTTATAAATTTGCTTCCATCAAAAGAAACAGCATTTGCAACCATTATCAGGAAGTTGTTAATAGCAACAAATTCTTCGATACCCAAATCTGGTGATTTCTCACTCTTTTGTAATGCCTGGTTAAATGCTTTTGCTACATCGCCTTTAAGATTATCATAGTCGATAAATGGAATACTTTTATTTTTTATTGATACTGACATTCTCTCGTAAGCTCCAGCAAGATCAAGATCGCTGTTTTCAGCATTAGAATTCAATAGGGATCTAATACCGCTATATCTAGCATCAGGTCTGATCATACCAAATGTTTTCCATGATTTCAGATAATTCTCAACAAAATCTACAGAATCATCATTACCTAATGTTTTTATGCTTCTAACATCAGCCCATTTGTTCCAGTTGCATGGATTTTTTAGTGAGCTGGATGACATGTTTACATTATAGATACCACCAGAGAAAAAGAAATATGAATAATCCTCTTTTGCTGAATTTTTCTTTATTCCATCCAGGGTTGAATTCCACGCTTTGATAAACTGTGGACTATAAGAAGATTTCAAGCTTCCATCTTGCTTAACAAAATTCTCCTCTTCAACTTTTAGATTATAAACCTCTCTTAAACTTTTGGCTAAAGCTTTAACACCCGATGATGATCCACCTTTGGATGGTGATTCGTAAGTCTCGCCCTTTTTACTATCTGGTGGGGAAAGAGCAGCAACATTTTTATATTGGGTACCGAGTTCTTTTTCAAATTCCGAGTTATTTATAACTATTTTACCTTCATTCAAGGAGTTAGAAAAATCTGAAATGCTCATTACAGAACTAAAGCTTTCGTTTACTTTAACTCTAACAACCTGAAGTGATTTTTCAATTGCCTTCTTATCCTTTTCAGCAACCCAATCAGATGAAAGGATATCGTCCAAAAGAGTCTTATCTAGCTCGCCGTTGGTATTTTTATTACCCTCCATCTTCTGAATGGTTGATATAACAGCACTAGTTGCTGGACCATATTTACCATTAGGTCCTCCTTTAGATTTAATAAGTTTTCCTGCCGATGGTATACCATTAACTAAAGCACTTTGTACAGCGTATATTAATCCGCTTCCTTTTATTTTTTTATCAGCATCAGTATCACCCCTTTTTAAAGGGAATATAGTTTTAACCATATTATTTTCCTCAACCTCATGATCATCCTTAATTTGTTTAGCAGCTAAAGAATATTGTGTTTTTGCTCTGGTTAAAAGATCCAATGCACTATTTGTTAATTCAGTAACATCCGAATATGAAGTGTAAACTTCTTCATCATCCTCTAAATTCTGTAGAGATCTTGTAGCAGCCTGCACGACAGATTTATTAAAATCATCCTGGAATTTTTCAACTTGCTTTTCCAGATCAGATAATGCTGATTTGTCTTTTTCTCCAAATCCACCTCTTGTCGTGTCAAGTACCTTTCTTTTTTCATCAAGATCAAGGAAAGTTCTTTTCCAATCTCTTCCGTAACCATTTTTCTGATCCCTACCCTCCGATGATGTTATTAGATTTGTGAGAAGCTTTTTAAGATTTTCGATTCTTCCTCTGTAGCCAGTGAATATAGACTCGTTTAACGAACTATTCCCAATAAACAATGATTCATTAGTCTTTTTTAATTTAAGCTCCTCTTCGGCTTGCTTAGCTATATTATCGAGTGAATTCTGCAACTTCATTGGAGCAATTCTGAAGGATTTTAAAACTATCTCATCCTTTCCCTTAGCTATCTCAGAAGCTCTATTTAGGGCATCCCCTAATTTACCGAGAGCTTGTAGATATAATCTTTTAGCTTCCGCGTATTTTGGATTAACTAAATCGTTATCATCAGCATAATCCAATAATTTTGCAGTTAGTTCTTTAACATTCTTTGAATTACTAATATCAGAAAGTTTAACCCTCATGATATCCGGATTTCTATCTCTAGCTGGTGCTAGATCAAAAGTTAAAACCTTAAAAGCATCCAATGCATTATCGGATATCTTGTTTAATAGTGCATCAACCTTCTCATTTTCAAAAATTATATCATTATAACTTTCAAATAAAGATCTTGCTACTGGATTGTTTAAATACGGGTTCTTGTTCATCATCTTGATTTTTTAATATATGTTGGTTGATCCGCCACTATCTTTATTAGCTGCATTACTTTTTAATTCAGTAGAAAGTGATTTCATCAGTGCAGATATCTCTATGTATATTGCAGATTGTTTATCTATACTAGCTATTTCCGAATTAGGATCTCCCTCTTTTTTTAATTTCTTTGCCTCAGAAATCTCATCAAACTTTTTAGAAAGCTCGAGTTTAATTGTCTGAGCCTTTGTGTTATCCGATGTTTCGGCTTCACCTAATATGAATTGTTTATAATTAAGCATTAGCACGTCTTCTAGCTATTGTTATTTTAGATCTTAAGTCACGGATAGCTTCCATATACTTTTCTCTTATCTCTTTAATCTTCTTAGCAGCATCATCTCTGTTTGCTCCTATACCGGTCTTTTTAGAGATTGCGTCATTCAAAGCTTCTCTTTCCATCTCCATTTCGGTATACAGATCGTTTCTTTTCTTAGTCAACGAAGATGCCAAAGCTTTAGCTTGTGCTGGCTCCATATCAGCTACAGATTCAGTAAAATCGGAAAGCGACATTGTCATATAAAGATCAATGGATGCCTCATTAGCTTGCACGGAATTTGATTTTGATGCAGATTTTACTTCCTGCTTTTTAGCGGATCCCATAAGATCCCCATATTTTTCTCTAAATTCAGTATCTTTTTTCTTTGCAAGCAAAACAGCAGCTTTGTACTTGTCATATAATCCATCAGAAAAGAGCGGATCAGCAATATTCTTAGATCTCTTATACATCTCTTCAGAAACATCAGCATCAACTCTAGCTTTATTCATTTCCCAATAATTTCTAAGTTTGCTATTGTCACTTATAACATCTCTAACCACATTCATCATGTAATCTATTTTCTTGGAGTGTGCTTTTTTTGAATTCGCTAAGACCTCACGATTTCTTTGAATGTATCTTTCTATTTTCTTAAGCTCCGCAGGATCGCTTTTTGTTTGTTCTCTTTCAAGATCAAGCTTATCCATTTCTTCAGCAATTTCTTGCCACTCATCGACATATTCTAACTCTGCAGATCTATAATCACTAAGTAAACCTTCCAATTTGCTTACTGCACCACCAAAATTGCTACTAAACCATGTCTTAATCTTATCAAAAACATTGGTCTCATTTAGAGCATCCCATTCTTTAAATTTAAGTGTCATTTATTTGTTTAATTTAGATTTAGCATTTTTAATATTCTGAGGAGTAACAGTCGGGGTAGCTCCGGATCCTATTGTTGAGAAAAGATCACTTATAATTTTTTTAGTTCCAGAATTTGCATCGGCGCCATCAACTATTCCTTGATTTATCTTGTTAGCAAGTTTTGTGAAATCGCTTTCTTTACTTAGGACTTTAGTTATTTCATCCTCACCCTTACCAAGTTCTCTAAATGCTTTCAGTAAATTCTCTTTAGCGTCAAGAGCTGAACTCATCTCCAGGAGTTCTATCTTGATCACCTCAATATACTTGCCATTGATTGTTTTAGGACTTTTTATAACCTTGGCTTCAAATTGGCTTAATTTTCTTTCAATATCAGATCTGATATCAACAATCTCTTTTTCGAGTTCATTTTTTCTCTGGATTAAATCTTTACCTTTTCTGCTTGCAATTTTTCTTTTTTCCTTCTCCGGATCAACAGTGATATCTTCCCTGTTTTCGTCCTTGTCCTTATTAGCTTCCTTTTCGGTTTTAGCATTAAAATCCCTTGCTCTATCTTCAGCATCATCTTTAGTCTTTTTGATTTTATCAAGATAATCTCTTAGTTTGGTCTGATCCTCAGCTCTATCTTTGGCTAACTCATATTCAAGTTCAGCAATTGCTATTGCATCCTCTGAATAACCAACCTCAAGATATTCTCTTCTCCTAGGATTACTGTCCACTAGTTTACTAGCAACTTCCTTAGATTTTCTTATCTTTAATTTTTGAGCTTTAAGATAAGTTTCGATTTCTCTAGCCTTTGCCTCTCTTTCCTTTTCTAATGCTACTATCTTTTCTTTTTCACCGATTTTAGATAGCTCAGATATTTTTGTATCTAGTGCTTCTATATCTTTTTCGAATTGATCCTTTTTTTCAATTATATCAAGCTCCAGATCTAATATGATTTTTCTAGCTTCGTCGATCATCGATATTCTTGACATGGATCCAAGAAAAAATTTGGAAAGTGTATTCTTAAGAACATTCATAACATGACCTTCGTTAACCGAATGATACGGATCTGCTTTCTCTATATTTACTAACTCCTGAACTAAAGAACGATCGGCTTTCTCAAGTAAATCCTCGTATTTCTTAAATTCATTAAATGAAGGGATATTTTTCATATACTCACAATTTGTTTTTTTACTATCTATATATCGTCAAACAAAAAAAAAAGTCCTAGATAAACTTGAACTTTAATTTAAAAGGAAATATTAGTATTTATGACCATCCACCAGAACCTGTATTTTATTTTTTTGATATTTATATTTTTTCATTAAATATCATAGAAAATTTATGATTTCCGCAGTCCCATATTTTATAAGCACCAAGTTCTGACATAATCTGATCCGCAGTTTTCTCTGGTGAATAACCAGCATCAACCAATTTTTGTTTTGTCCAGTTTAATCTATTTGATCTCTTTCCGTCTATTACCCAATAATATCCCGGGCTAGTTAGCTTCAAATATTTCATGCCACATTTATTATAAACAGTACCCATTAAATCTGGTGAAAATGATACATCGCAATAAGTTACCAGTGATTTACCTATGTTATTAACAAAAAAATTAAAAAGTTTGGAGGCCCCACCAATAACAGAATAATTCATTTTTGTGCAGCTTCTTATTAATTCATATTCATATATGCTATTGCCTGAATCTATCAATTTACGTGTCTTTGAAAAGCTCATTAATGAAATTAATTCATTATTATAATATAGACCTATTACTTTACTTGCAGTCGAATAACCTTTTAAATGATTTTCCTTAGAAAATTTAACATACTCTGCAGAAGTAACATAATTAATTTTACATTTTCTTGCATATATTCTAATGGAATTTCCAAGAATTGAAGAAACCATAGATTTTACTATATTTTTTTTATATAACCAATCATCCTCCCAAACATGGAATAATTTTATGCCATTGCCTAATAGATGCTGCGTTTTCTCTATATGGTATGTCGGGGATTTATACATTTCAGAATGCCAGTATAAACCGTTATATTCAAAAGCTATTCCTAATTCAGGCAAATATACATCGACTTCAGAAAACCTTGGATTTGTCTTAAAAAGATTTCTATCATTTTTTTTAATAGGTCCAGAATATATGCTGCTAATAAAATCTGAAAATTCATTCTCCGACATCGATGAGGTGAGACTTGGTGGATTACATTTAGTGCAGGGATCGGATGCTATTCTAATCTTATGATTTATGGTAACTGGATGATTGTCGAATAATGTTGAACATTTGTTACATAAAAATTTAGATCTAATAGAATTATAATCAATAAGATTTATATTAAAAGGAGCTAGCTTATCTGATAACATCTTTTGTTTTGTTATTGATGACGACACCGAAACTTTCTTAGCAACTTCACTATTTTGCATAGCATTATTTACTCCATATCTAGCTAATGTTGTTTCTTTTGATTTTATGGAGTTTAAAAAATCCACCGTATTATGTCGTTTAATACACGTTGCATTTCTTTTTTTAACCATTTCAGGATCGGATAATGCATGCTTAACCCCATACCTATCAAGCATTGTTGTTTCGCCAACATCTCTTAATTCACCAGGTTTCCAATTATGTTCAACACCATATTTTTCTAGCATTGTGGATTTATATTTTTCCCTAGCTATAGAACCTTCTCCGAAATAATTTCCCCCGTATTTTTCTTCTATTGTTGTCTTAAATGATTCGACTTTAGTTTTCTTTTTGCATTCATTAGAACCACAGGTTGCAAAATATCCCGTGCTCAGTCTGTGGAATTTTCTACCAATGCTACGACCCTCAGATTTGCAGCATCCACAATACTGAATATCACAAATACCTTCTCTGAGATGATATAATCTCTGACCCAATTCTATATTATCATATAAATAATCAAGATATTCAGTAAGTATATTAATTTCGGATAGGAGAGTAATATTTCCTCTCATTCTAGTAAACTCCCCAGTTGAACTTCTTCCAGTGTCCCTGCAAGTTATTAAGGTAGTAATCAGTAATTGTAATTCGTTAGAATGCTCCATGTGTCCAAATATATCTTTTATTGTATATATCATACATCAAAAAAAGCTCCAGGTTTCACTGGAGCTTTATTATTTACAGTAAATTAATTAAAATCTAAAGTTGAATTACGCTTATGCTAAACCACCAGTAGGTACGTTAACAAAGAATGTTAAGTACATAGTTTCAGGTAACATACCAGCTTCAACTAAAGCATATCTAGATTTTACTGCTATTTTTGGACTCATCGTACCCTCACTGATAGTTTGGATAGACTCTGCCATCATGTAAGGCATGAATTTAAGTCCTGGTTCGTCATCACCACCTTTTCTTCCAACTAATACTCTTGTATCGCTGTAGCTCATATTCTGATCCACATAAACTGTCATACCAGCAAGAGAACCTACAGGGTATAAAGTACCGTTATTTTGAGTTAAAGTGTTAGAGAATGGAGCGAAAGTGAACTGAGAGATATCTTGAAGTGCACTTGCAACTGCAGCGTTTGTTACGATGAAGTTAGCTGGACCTCTTCTACCTCTGTTAGCTACTACGTTACCAGCTGCAAGAATTCTAGAGAACAATCTTCTTTGTAGAGTTGATAAGTTCTCATAGCTAGTTGAAGCAGGACCTGCAGGTAATTGCATAGAGACATTACTGTCAGATTTGTTAATATAAGATGTTGTAGTACCAGCACTACCATTAATTATTAAGTTCAAGTTCAAGTTTTGGTTTTCTACGTTGCTGAATGTTGTGTGATTAGACCAACCTAAAGCGAATGCTCTTGAAAGTATGTGCTTGTTGATAGCTTGAGAAACCTCATTAACCAATGCGTTCTCGATCATTGAAATAACGTCGATACCGAATTGTTTGTTAAGATCTTGGATTTGCTCAGTTGTAACTGAAGCAGCAACTTGGAAAGTTTCAGCTTCTACGAACTTAGTGAAAGTCGAAAGACCCATTGAGTTGTAGTAAGTAGATTCTCCAACTCCTCTTAACATAGGGTTGTAAGTTTTAGTACCATCTACGTAAGGACCTTGCCAATCATTCGTGTCATTGAAACCAGCACCAGAGAAACCTTGAATATGATCTTCTAAAGCTTTAACCAATTGAGCTGAAAAATTAACTGAAGAAGCACCAGTGTAGAATCCAGTAGAACCTACTTGTGCAGCTGTTCCGTTAATGATACGAGCTACATTATAACCGTCAGTAATGTTTGTGATTTCAAAGATTGGGAAACCATCAATTCTTGAAAGACCGACAAAGAGCAAAGTTAAAACACCAGCATTAGTAACTGTGTAAGAAGTACCAACAGTAAATGTACCTGCAGTAGCACCAGTAACACCAGTTCCTGCAGCACTTTGATAAACTGGGAATTTAATCATTGCAGGAGCTTTAGCTAAACTGTCACCAGCTGTAGCTGAAGTAGCACCTGAAGTTTTACCACCTGCGTATACGTAATCTAAGTAAGATAAGATACCTGTAGGACCTGACATAGGAATAACTGGAACGATATCAAAACCGATTGTTTTAGCAGCAACCTGAATTGCTAGAGGTAATAATGAAGGGAATTTATCTCCAGATCCGCTGTTTGCTGCGTTATAAAAACCTGCATTAGCATTACCCGTAAATGAACTCATTCCTGGGAATAATGGGGGAGAAACTGCGCCCATACCGTTAACAACTCCTAATGAGTTATATGCTCCGGCAGACTCGTTTAATGAGTGATAGTGACAATATTTAGTCAACCACTCTTTTTTGTTTGAATCAGTGATTCCTGCTTTGCTCTCGATAATCGGAGACCAGGTATCATAGATTTCTTGTTCGTTAATCAATTTCATGATATTAGTTGTTTTTTTTATTTGTTTTTATCTTCTTGAGAATTTTTGCTCTAAAGCTGAAGCTATGTAATTCATATAATCATTTGAATAAGCCTGTGTAGATTGTTGAGCGGTATTCTCATTCTCGTCCAATTTTTGAACTCCAACAGTTTTAGTTCCAAGTTGACGTGTTGACCAGAAATTTCTGATCTGGTAAGTTGTGTCTAAGTTATAGAAGCTTCCTTGAGCAATAATTGATTGCTTATGGCCTTCATTAAGCGACTCCCAAAC